ACCACGGACGCCCAAGAGATGTACAACCGGCGGAAGATGGAGGAGTCCGAACGGGTCACCGAAACTGGTCAAATAATCGGTAACTGGGTCGATGAAGAGGGTCTCGTCGGTGAATACCTCCGCGAAAAGGCCGAGACTACGCCGGAGATAAACAAGGATAAGGTCGAAGACACGCACCAAGCTGTGTACCCCATTGTGGGTGGGTTCCACATGGAGAATATTGAGGAGGACGACTCTTCAATCATGGTGCACAAGAAGTACCGAACCTCGAAGTACGACGTGTACTTCCGGGTGAAGCAAATCGGTGAGGAGATGGCAAGTGGTCAGGTCTTCGTAGCCGAGAACGAAGGCTACAAATAAACCCTCTTTTTACACTTCCCTAAGCTTTAATACCCACCCGGAACAATAGTCGGGTAATGAGAGACAAATACAAAGAGGTGATTGACGACCCTGAATCACCCGTTCTCGATATAAACGAGAGTGCTGGTGAAGTCATGTCAATCCTCCTTCTCACGGATGGAGGAACAGAACTTATCGACGGGAGTGCAGAAAATACCCTTCTGTACGTTCACGGACTGCGAGAAGTGCTGGAAGGCGAGCAAGGTGCAAAGCTCTCCGAAGACCCGTATGTCTCTGTGGAGAAGACAGCGGCCCGCTCAGTGTATCGTATCGCTGTCGGTGACCGGCCGGTCGAGTCGATGCCTCACCAAGCAGACGACGTTCTAGAGGCCCTACAAGCCGCTGTAGAAGATTCTAACCTCGACCCCCTGCTGGACATTTACGAAGAGATAATCGACTCGCAGGTGCGCCGTGGTGTCGTAAACGACCTAAAAGAACTCCTTCCGAACATCGACAGTGACCGTATCGAAGTGACTGACCGTGGGTGGCTCATCGATGGGTTCTATGTCGTGGACTGGACTGCAAGCGTCTATGTCGTGACTGACGACCCGAACGAGGACGACTACGTAATACAGACCTCTGGGGTTGGTCGAACGGAGCGAGACCACGAGTTCGTTGAATTAGTTCCGTCCGAATCGCCCGAACGAAAGAAGGTGACAATGCCCGACGGAGAGTCAGTTATCGTCGGTGAACGAGAGATGATGTTCCTGTCGAAGGTGGAGTGGCTTTTGAACCGGACCAGCTACCATCCGGACGAATCGTTCTGGCGGTACAACGAGCAACTCCGAAAAGATTACCTCCGGAATGATAGCTAATGTCGGTGAAAAATGATGGTGCTGATGCATTTGAGATATATCTCTCGTGTATTCCTGTAGCAGGTGCCGCTGGAGCCATTACCGGTGTTATCGACCTCGACTACAACCACAGTCGAAAAAAAGGTCAACAGAAAATACAGGCATTTCTCATCAGTCACACAGTATACATTCTACTCTTCATTATATTAGGAGTGATGCTATGAGCAAGGATAGTAAACACAGTGAGTGTCTCTGTAACCCCGCATGTCCCCATTGCGGTGAGAAGCTGAATGACCTTATCTCGTTCCATATGGGTCACAAGACTTGGGGTTGGGATGAATGGGAGGACGAGTCATGACTACTTACAATCACGAAGGTATCCGTGAAGAGATGGTGTTCCATCTCTCGATGAAAGAAGGTTTGTCGGAACTGGAGCAGACTGAGCGGTGGTCGAAGGCCGCAGGAGCGGCTCGCGCTCTCCGGATGGTCAATAGCTTCTTTAACGAGGATGCCGGCTCAGCTAAGGAGAAAGTGCGTCTTCACTGGGAAAACTCAGTCGAGGCTATTGAGGAAGATGAGAGCCCGCCCGTCTCGTGTAATGATGTGACGATGCGGAGATACTTGAACGAGGGGTATCTGTTTGGGATAGCCCGAGCGTGGGCTATCATAGAGCACGAAAAGAGCCACTTCGGTGAACATTACGGGAGCAGAAGAGGATAGGAGAAGATAGGTCACCGAAAGTTTTAAGTCCCCCCGGACGCAATTTGTATTCAGAAGGAGCTATGACAGGCCAAGAACTTGACTTAACCCCCGACCAACACAGCAAGCAGGAAGTACTAGAAGATGAAGCGATTGTCGAACTCGACCTCAGCGGTGAAGCTGAAGGTGTGGACGAACTCGTTTCGGAACTGAAGAACACTGCTGATAGCTTCAGTGTCCGCGACTTCAAGTGTGCGAAGTGTGGTCTTCCGCACGGTCATAAAACTTCGAAGCACAGAGTCAAAGACTCATTCAAGGTTTCAGCAAAGGACACTTCAGAGATGCCGTTTAACCCTACGTGTCATTGTGGATACAATTGGGTGGCCCATCACGGCAAGAGTGAACTTGGAATCCGAGATGCACCGTCGCCCGAGAACGCTTCGGACACCGCCCCCATCCCGCAACACATCCAGCAAGATATTCGGAACTGGAGCGGCTAACTAAAGAAGGGATTTCTTTAACCAAAAAATTTTAGTATCGACCGTCTCAACGGTTAGTTGGGATTAAATGCGCTACTCCGACGAGGACCTGAAAGAGATGGTCCAAGAAGCAGAAGACCGGTTAGACAGGTTGACTACTACTTCTTTCGACCAAATAGACGATTTCTGTACGAGCAAATGCGTTATTAATAGGTTCGGTAGTTGGGAAGCGGCTAAGTTCGAAGCTGGTGTTATTGAAGACGTTGAAAAATGTCCAAAGTGCGGTAAAGTTTTGAGACAATTTGGGAACCATTGGAGAACATCTTGTGGGTATCCTGAGATACCCGACCGAAAGTGGAATATGTTCATCGGATTACTGATGGGTGACGCGAGCGTTCAAGGGGATGGATACGAAGAAGCAAAGAACGCTAACATGAGAATTTATTCCTCTAACAAGAAGTTCTTAGAGTGGCTTGACGGAGAGATGGGTGTCTTTACAACTAACGTCAACTTGAACGACACGGGTGGTGACAGACTCTTACGGAATCAAAAGTCGGGATTCGACAACCGAAAGGAGGCCGACTACTCAGACATGTACGTGTTGAACACACGGGCAATGCCCTGCTTCACGGAACTCAGGGTGTGGTACGATAGCGGGAAAAAGAAGTTCCCCAAAAGTCTTGAGTTGACAAAAGAGGTGGCGAGGATGTGGTTTGTCTCCGATGGAGGGTTGAATTGGCAGGGTGAAAGGTACACAAATCCCACCGCTCAAGCCGAAATAGCGTCCGTGAACGAGTCCGAGAGACCGGAAATGCTAGTCAGCTTATTCGAAGACCACGGCTTCAACCCCACCTTCGACGGGACAAGACTGCACTTTAACAGCCAGACAGAGGATTTTCTTGAGTGGCTTGGTGACCCCGTGCCCGGATACGAGTATAAGTGGGAAACGAAAAACCGAGACCGATACAAAGAACTCTATGAAACGGCATACAACTAACTCAGAAAAAAACACACGCCGTGTGTTTGTCGATACTTTTAAAACCTACCCGATTCAAGCTTACAACAGATGGCAGACTTTACTATCTCAGACAGGGACCCCGAAGAGTATGAGCCTGACGAACCTTCTGGAAACATCGAATGGCTCTTTCGTCACGCAGGGAATGATGGCTCTATGACAGTTCCCGGGAATAGCCAAGATGAAGCATGGAAAGCTGTTCGATACCATGAAGGTGAGAACTGGTTCGAGTGGATGTTAGTCGGTCGAGCAAAAAGTAACGAGCCCGAAGACAGAATAAGAGAGGTCTCAGCGCAATTCAAACACCGGAATAAGAGCCTCGTTGAGAAGTGGGAAGAGAACGACGGAAAGTAAACTTTATAACTTACCCGTCTCAAAACGACTCATGGGAACGAAATCACCGAAGAGTCAGAGTTACACCTTTGAATGCAGTTGTGGGAAGCAGTTCAGCGCCTTTGAGCACTGTAAACAGCATAAAAGTGCAAAAGGACACCGTGGTTACATTATTCTCGATGGGGAGACTGGTGAGGAGTTAGAGCGAAAGCACTGCTGACCAAAAGCTTAAGTGCCCCCCGGCCCAACTTTTGGTTAAGATGGACTGGGAAATCCCCGACGAACCGAAAGTGTCTCTACGAGACGCAATCAAACCGATGCAGGAGAATATTCCTGTTGGACGACTTGCTGTCCCGTATAATCGAGACCCGCCGATGGTCTTCGTAAAGAAGGTCGAACGCGGAAATCCGCCTGAGAACCCCGAGCACTACTATCTTCACATCGATGGCTATGAGGATGGTGGGTATGTCATGTCAGAAGACATTATCGACCAGCTTGAGCTACACGATGTTGGACTGGTGTTCACCTACGAGGAGGACACAGATATGGTGCTTGAGCACAAGCTTGAGGATTACTCCGAAACGATAGATAGCGATGCTTACAGCAATAAAAAGCAGTTTGTAGCGCCTGAAAGTGAGGCTGAGTATCGGTGGGAGAGTCTCGGAACGGACCTCTTCACGAACAATTCGTTCTGGAGCAAGCAATGAGTAACCACAAATACACGATAAAGGACCGTTCCGATGACTGGAAAGTGAGGACCCGACAGGGGAAAGAGCACCCTGTCCACGTGACGGACATTAGCGCCGTTCGTGAGCACGCTGAAGACCTCTGGGATGCCGGAACCTCTCCGACCCATGACTTCGACTCACGGGCCAATGAGCGGTCTCGTGAGAAGTTTATCAGTGACCGTATTGAAGGGAAGGTCGGTGAGCACGTCTTTAAACTCTTTCTCGAACGACTCGGATACTCAGCAGAAGTCGATTACGATATATACGAGTCGAAGCAGGTCACCGACGACGCAGACCTGAAGTCTATAGAGGGCGATGACCCTACTGTCAGCTTCGACGTGAAGACCACAAAGAAGCGAAACAAGTGGCTCGCTATCCGAGAGTCGATATACCACTCTCACGAGCCCACCGACCCGTTCATTCTCGTGTTGGTTAACCCCGACGAAGTTCACAATCCGCCCTTCACTGCGGAAGTTGTTGGTTGGGTCGAGAAGAAAAACCTCAACATCCGCCTTGGGCGTGGTGAGCGGATGTACATGCCCGGCGATAAAAGTCATAAGATTGGTCCGCCGCTCAAGACTGATAACCGGTGTATCCCTGTAGATAGCATCCAGCGCCGGACGAAAAATGAGTGGGAACAGTTCGTTCAGAATCGACTGGTCACATAACTATCTGACGGAGACACTAATGAAATTATCAGAGTCATATGTTCAAATCGAATCGAGCGAAGAACGAAAAATCCGTCAGGCTGTCGCTGAGCGGGTTTATGAGATTGAAGATGACGTAGAGGTCACTGTACGTGATGAAGACATTGAGGGCCTCGTAGAAGAGCTAATCGGGCTCATTGAACAGCGTATCGAGATAGAAGTCGAGGATTCGGATTATGCGACAGGCGAGCACTTCCGAAAGCACATTAAACACATTGAGTCCTTCACTCTCATCGCATTGGTCGAGTACTCTGACCGAAACATTTAAGTACCCCCGGTCCTAATAGTAGCATACACGCTGAGACAAGGCGACGGGTTACTTCGAGATTACAAATCTCATCAAGCACTTCCCGACGCCGACTATCGCTCAGGGTGTTTGCACGCCTCATCTCTCCCGCCCTCTTTCCGCTCGGGCGAGCGAGTCGGATACTTCGAATCCATTGATTGATAGCTCAGCACTGGATTAAGACCGGACAACCGGACCGCGTTGGACGGCGGAAGATACGTCCTGCGCCCAGCCTAAATACTGGGAACAGAGGCCCTGTCGGGGCGACTCGGAACAACAATCCGACCCGACACTCCTCCCGACTCCACATTTTACCGAGCACTTTTCCGAGTGTGGGAATGGGGTTAACTTGGCACTTTTTTGAGACCGTAAAGTTTATTAGCCACCCGGCTAAAATATAACGCGTATGGGAAACAGACCCAGTATAGAGACGGTTGACACCGGGGTGAAATCACGGTGATGGTCGTCTGGAGTGATGCTTCTGTGAAGAGTCGCCACGGCGCTGGCATTGGCTGGCACATACAGACATGGAGTGAATCGCAGAGTAAGCTCTTGAGCACAGTTGATAAAGGTAATGACTACCTCTCAGACAGTTACACATCAGAAGAAGCCGAGCTTCTGGCTATTATACGAGGGGTCAAAGAATGCCTACAGAACGGAGAAGATAGTTATCTCAAAATTCGAAGTGACTGTAAACCGCTGGTAAGAAAAGTACAGGACCGAACGTATATCACCGATGACGGTCGGTACATGAAAGCTCTCACCTCTCTTCTGAGCCATGTGAAAGAGTGGGATATTAAATGGCGAAAGCGTGACAAAAACTCAGTCGCTGACAGGCAGGCTCACTACGGGTTGGAGCAACACGCTTAAGTCAAAGCTTCTCTAAAGTTGGCGTATGAACACAGCAGAGATTTATCGACTACATGCAGTTCCTGTCAACGGAACGGTTCGAACCGTTCACGAAGCTGACGAACACCAGACTTTTATTTTCGGTTGCGCGTTTGATGCTGATGGGCAAATCTTAGAGCAACTATTCGAATACTACGGAGACCGTGTGGCTCTTTCTGGAGACCTTGAGACGGCTGTTTCACCGTAACATTTAAGTGCCGCCCGAGGCTACGTTAGACGTAATGAGTAACAAAGTGATTGTAGCCGGTAGTCGAGACATTACCGACTTTGATGCAGTCTCCAATGCTATCGAGAAGAGTGGGTTCCAGATACGCGAAATTGTCTCAGGTGCCGCGGATGGCGTAGATAGTCTTGGGGAAGAGTGGGCCGAGAATCATGCCATCGACACTGCAATTTTCGAAGCTGACTGGGATACGCACGGCAAATCCGCCGGTCCGATTCGAAACAAGCAAATGGCACAGTATGCCGACGCGGCTGTCATCGTCTGGGACGGGGAGTCCGTTGGGACGCGTTCGATGTTAGAGAAGGCACTGTACAATCGTCTCGACGTTCATGTTGAGCCGATTAAATACGACGGATTCGTTCCTAACGACCTCACTGAGAAGGAGCTTCTTCGACGCTTTCCCGAAATTAAGAAGATTGATGATGTGTGGATTCGAGCAGAGCTAATCGAAGCAATGCTCTCTGCCTATCCGGATTACAACTGGAGTACTAGCTCTTCCCGTCACCATCACCCGCCCGATGAACGTCAGGAGATGGGACAATGGCTTCACGTCAAGCGCGTGTACTCAGTATACGAAGGAATTGCTCGGGACTTCGAGCACCAGAACAAGCTATCAGCTAGAGAGATAGAACTCGGAAAGGCCGCAGTGTTCCTCCATGACATGTTCAAATATGGCATTCCGCCCAAAAAATACGACTCTGCTTACGGCAATCACGACACGTTGGCGGCAGAGTACGTCAGACAATACACTGACTTCCCTGAGCAGGTAGCACGAGCGTGTGACACGCACAATGGCGGCTGGGGCAACGATACAATCCCCTCGACACCGCTAGAACAGGCTGTTCACATGGCTGACTATATAGCGTCTCGTGACCACTCTAATCACGGGGTCTACGAGCCGGTGACGGAACTAAAGGACATGTCTGATATGCTCACTGAGATTGAGGAATAATATGGTAGTTTATAACGCACCCAAGGTGGGACACAAAGCCACGATTAAAGAAGATGGAACAATGTCAATAGATAGCCACATCTTGTTCAAATCCGATGGTTCCAAGGAGGAGTTCGGTCATGAGTAACGAAGGTGAAGTAAACACACGACGCCTTGCTTCCGAAGTCTCAGACGAGGAGTTTTCTGAGTACAGTAAACTGCCCGTGACGATTGAAGCTGTGCAGATGGACGAGCCGTTCGTCGTGGAGACGATGGAGAACAAACGCGGAGAAAAGTTATACGGGGACGAAGGAGACTACCTCATCCGAGGAGTCGAGGGAGAGCTTTACCCGTGTGACGCGAGTGTGTTTGACCAGACCTATCGAAAGGGATGCAAGTGTGACATGCGAGAGTTTCATTTCCAGCGTGTCGAAGATGAATCGGGGACCTCTGGAACCGGAATAGTTGCTGAGGGAGTCGAGTTCTCCGATGGAAGTGTGATGATTCACTGGTTCAACGAGGACAACCCCAACCTCAACACTACGTCTGATGGGTTCTCGTTCAAGCCCGGTCCTGACGGGATGGAGGATACTATACAGGTCCACGGACACGGTGGGAAAACTGAGGTTGTATTCCATGAGTAGAATTTGTGGTAACTGCGGAAAGAATCTCAAAATACCGCATGGGCGAGGAGATATAACGAAGGTTTCTGTTTCCTTTGGTGGTTCTTTCTGCTCTCGTGAATGTGCAGTTGAATCGTGGGAAGAGCACGACTTACTTGGATGACAATGTCACTCGGACTAGCTGAGTATTATCGTGGTTTTCGTGCGGAGGGCAACGGGCGTATTCGTTCGGTTATTGACGTGCTGTTTTTCTTACTGAGTGTTTTGGCGGTGCATGTGGTGAAGGTATTCCCTCTTCCATAATCTTTATATTCCACCCGGAGTAAGTGGTGAGTATGAAAGTAAAAGGAGACTACAATACTGCTGACGTAAAGACAGAATCTGGCGAGGATGAAGCAATCGACCAGATTCAGTCGATGGTGGATGCTGAGGCCTTTGAGGGCGACGAAGACGTAGCAATTATGCCCGACTTCCATTTCGGTTCAGGCGCTGTTATCGGCTTCACAATGCCGTTCAAAGACCGTGTTGCCCCGGCAACAGTTGGCGTTGACATTGGGTGCGGAATGACCGCCATTCGTCTGAACGGGAATCCCGAACTCGAAGACTGGGACCTTCGTGAAGAAGTAGACGAGGCTGTTCGTGAGCGCGTCCCCGTCGGGTTCGACGTTCACAACCGTAGCGACTATCACATGGTGGACGACTTCCCGTGGGAAGTCTGTGCGACGAAGCTGTCGGAGTTCGAGAAGACAACCGGCTTTGACCTCGGGGGAGACAAGCCGCCTACGTTCGATGGAACTGATATTCCCCTCTACGGCAAAGAGTATTTCATCGACCTACTGAAGCGTGTCGAGTATGACTCCACACGAGCCATTAACTCGGTCGGCACACTCGGTGGTGGGAATCACTTTATCGAGATTGGCGAAGACCCTGACGCTGTTGAAAACCCCTACTGGGCAGTCATCCACTCTGGGTCCCGAGGTCTCGGGGCGTCTATCGCCCAGTACTGGATTGACCGTGCAGGCAAGATTCGAAACGCTACCGATGTGCGTAAGCACTTCCGCTTACTCCCCAAGGAGTACCGCAAGTACCTCAAGTTCGACGTTGATGGTGTGTCAGACGAAGACTTACTTGACTGGGTGCAGGGTGGCATGGGTGAGGATTACGTGGCCTACGAACTACTCAAAGATGAGTATAAGGAAACTGACCCCGAGCGCATCGGTGAAATCTCTACCGCACTGAAGGACGCTCTCAACGTCATCAAGACGGGTGAAGACCCCACGGCCTACCTCGAAGAAGAAGAGGCCCACGGATACATCGTGGACATGGTGTTCGCCCAGACCTACGCACAGGAGTCGCGCAAGCAGATGGCCAAGGCTGTCGAAGATGCATGGAAAGAGCTTGGCCTCACCGCCAAAGACATGGCGTCTCGGGACTTTATCGAGTCAGTCCACAACTACATCGACTTCCGCGACGCCACCATCAGAAAGGGTGCTTGTCGGGCCCACGAAGACGAGCGTGTTATCATCCCCTTCAACATGAAATATGGCACTCTCATCTGCAAGGGCAAGGGCGACGAAGACTGGAACAACTCAGCACCCCACGGCGCTGGTCGTGCCATGTCGCGTACCGGAGCTAAACAGAAGTTCGAGCAGGACAACTTCGAAAACGAGATGGCAGACGCAGGAGTCTATCTCTCGAAACACCCGCTTGACGAAGCTCCCGGGGCGTACAAGGACCCTGAAACAATCGAAGATGCCATCGGCCCCACTGTCGAGGTGAAACGGCGTGTAAAGCCGCTCATTTCCATCAAGGCGGAGTGAAATGAGCGATTACGAATTACCCAGCGACGCCATAGAAATCCGCTCGGCCAGCAACGACCCCGACCACGTGGACGACTTCCGGACAAAGAGCCACTACCCCGAAGAGGTGGCTGACCAGTGGGACGAGATACGAGCCGGTCAGTGTGTTTACGTTGATGAAAAAGGAAACGAGGTTGATGGATTGAGTGACGCGTATGTAGTCCTTCATCCGTCGTATGCAATGGATGGAATGCCGTCGTCTCTCTCGGGAATTGGACCTGATGACCTTCCGCCTGTCACAACTCACCATGTTGGACGGCCTGACGAGCGCATTGAAGAGCAGAAACAGACCGAGTGGAAGAACGTTTACGCCGAGTGGGTAGACCCCGACACTGGGCACGCAATGGTAACAGGGCTGGATGAAGACGGCGAAGTGGTAGACGTTGATATAAACAAGGTGTACGCTGATGACGAGGAGTGATGAGAAATTCGAGCAAGCTGAACGTGGTCCGTTCGGGAAGCTCCTCGAACTGATGCGACAGTGGGTTCACCAAAAGTCTTAAGACCTACCCGGTCAAAGTCAGGGTATGGACGAACGTACCGCTGACAACGTTATTAGAATCGCTCAACTGTTTATTTCTGCACTCGACGGTAATGAGTACCACAACTGGGACCATCATCGCTCTGTTGTAGAGGAAGCTGTTACTATCGCACGAAAAGAAGGCCTCTCAAACGAGGATGAGCTACTTCTACGAGTTGCCACGTGGTTCCACGACATTGGGTACGTCAACGGCGCTGATGACCATGAGAAGCTGAGTACTGACATTGCCAACGCTGTGCTCAAGAACAACGGTGTCAAGAAAAACTCTGAGGATAGTCGTATCATCCGGGAAGCTATTCGGGGTACTGAGATTCCGAAGCGAGAAGAGCCGGAAAACAAAGTCGCCGCTATTCTCTCTGACGCAGACCTCGCTAATCTCGGGAAAGATTATATCACGACGACAAAGCAACGAATGTCGGTCTATGAGGAGGCAGACACGGACCTGACCGAAGCAGAGTGGAACGAGGAAATGAGCCTCCCGCTTCTTGAACATGTCGCTGAAATCGGCTACTACACCGAAACAGCACAGGAGTTGTACGGCGACCAGCTTCGACAGAATCTCGAATACCTTCGTGAAGAGGTAGAAAACGGAACCCCTGACGTTATTGTTGCAGGAACTTTTGACGTGTTCCATATCGGACATGAAAAGATGTTCGACACCGCGTTCGCTCACGGGAATCCGATTATTGGTCTCACGAGTGATGAGATGGCGTCCAAGTCACGTGAACGTGAGGTCCGTGATTACAGTAGCCGTCTATCTGGAGTCGAGATGCAGGCTTCGGAAAGAGCTAGCATGTTCCATCGTGAGTACGAGGTACAACAAATCAATTCGACGTATGCTGACGCCATGACTATTGACGCGGACAAGATTATCGTCTCTCCCGAAGAAAAGACAATCGAGCGGGCTGAAGATATTAACGATGTTCGGGAAGAGAACGGGTTAAACACACTCGATATTATCGTTGCCGAGGAAGTGCGTGCTGATGATGGCGGTCGTATCTCTTCGACGCGCATTCGGAACAACGAAATCAACTACAAAGGGAATATTCTGTAGTCACCAAAAAGTTTAAGTACCCCCGCCCCCAAGTGAGCATGTAGTAACGCACGAGGGAAACGGATACTTCGACTATAGAGTCACCGCGGGTTCAAATCCCGCTCCGAGATAGCCTCTCGGGGGTGTTTGGCTAACCATATACCCCCGTTTCCCGACTCTTGGCGTTCAGGGTGGCACCCCATAAAAAGCCCGGGAGGATGGCTCCTCTCGTCAGAAAGCTTGGACCCATAGCTCAGTCTGGTAGAGCGCGTATTTATACTCTGTCCTGCTATTGGCACCCCGGTGCACTATGGAGGGAGTTACTCCGATGCTAACGGCGAGGTCGATGGTTCGAGTCCATCTGGGTCCACTTCGGGGCCGTGGTGTAGTGGCCTATCATCGACTTATCCCGCACTCGGCTATTGCCGTCTTACGGACAACGAGCGCGGTTACTTCGTATCTGGAACGACGGACCCTCGTTCAAATCGAGGCGGCCCCACTAATTTTAGAGGGCATCTCCGGTAGCGATTAGTACCTTGCCAACACCACTCCCACAAACTTTAATATCCCCCCGACACTTGTGTTGGATATGAGCTTCATGGATACACTCGCTCTGCCCTCGGAGATGACAAAACGCGACCACTGGATTGTCTGGAAGGTTGATACACGCAACGGGAAAGAAACGAAAATTCCCATCTCGCCGCACACACGACAGTTCGGTAAAACTGACGACCCCCAGACGTGGGCAACCTACGAGAAGGCTTCGAAGCTCGTTAACAAGAAGCCCCAGAAGTACGGTCTCGGATTCGTTTTCACCGAGGACGACCCGATAGTCGGAATCGACCTCGACCACGTTCGTGAGCCCGAGACGGGTCGTGTGACGGACGAGCGAGCCAAGGACATTATCAACACTCTCGACTCTTATACTGAGATTAGCCCGTCCGGTGATGGGTATCACGTCATCGTCAAGGGTCGTATGCCCTCGGGGCGTAACCGAAAGGGTGAGATAGAGATGTACGACTCTGGTCGATTCTTCACCGTCACTGGTAACCGAGTCCCGGGGACAGAGCCCGAAGTCAAGAACCGCGACTCGCCGCTTCGCGTGATTCACAACAAGTACCTCCGAGAGAGCATGACCCAGCAGACTCAGAGTACTACCAACGTAGGTGACCCTGAGATAGAACTGGACGATAACGAGGTCCTCAAGAAGGCCAAGAACTCCAAGTCTGGAAAGAAGTTCGAGGCGCTGTGGAACGGTATCACCTCGGGTTATGATTCACACAGTGAGGCTGACCTCGCACTCTGTAGCTATCTGGCGTTCTGGACTGGTGGAGACAAGAACCAGATGGACGACCTCTTCCGTAAGTCTGGTCTCATGCGACCGAAGTGGGACAACCAACACGCTTCGGACGGGGATACCTACGGCGACCTCACCATTCAGAAGGCGATTCGAACATCCGATAGTTTCTACGGGCAGAACTGAGAATTAGTACTGCCAAACTTTGTAAAGCTTTTTCCTGAAACCTTTTATAAGATTCAAGATTTTCCTTGACGGAGTAGGTAAACACACTCCGAGGCCAGCCACACGCGTGTGTTTGTATTTCTTTCAGAATAGCTGGACAGCCAGTTGGCCAACCAGTAATCCAGCCAGTAATACGCGCGTGTACACGTTCGTTTTGAAGTCTGTGACACTCAAGCGAGTGTGTGACTGACTCTTGCGAAACATTTATTATCCCCCCGACTCTATACTTGGGTAAGCACTGATGGTTGAGGGGCGAACCGGACGCCACGGAGAGATGAGGCGTCGTAAGGTTTATACCCTACCCGGTGCATAAAACTAAACACAAACATGAGTTTCCGAGACATTGCAAGCCAAGGCGCAGTTGACAGTCGAGAAAACAACGCAGATGATTCCGAAGATGACGGGCAGTCCGTCGAAGACTACGGCATCGACGTAGACTTCGATGAAATTGCCTTCGTCCGATGTTCGCCCACCGTCTTTGTGACGGGCGTGTTCCCGAACGAGGACGAGGGTAACCCCATCATCCGCTTCAAGAACGCGGACTACAACGACGGTCGATACGACCAAGGGTACCTCGGGCTGGTCATCGAAGACCCCGAGCCCATCGTCTCCGAAGACGAGGGAACTGGTGGCACTGTCATCCTGAAGACGGACGACCAAGACTCCACCGACTACCGAATGTTCGACTCCAACGACGACGAGACGAAGGTCGTGGAAGGCATGGGTGTCAAGTTCGGCAACAAGCTCTACGAGGGCGAGGTCCTCGAAGAGTTCTCCGAAGACCGTATTCTGCTGACGGTCAGCGGTGCTTCGTCCAAGAACGTGGCCCGTCGCCTCGACAAGAAGGGCGCTCTCGTGGCTGGCATGGACGAGGAGAACGGTGGCGTCAACGACGGCCTCATCGAGTACAAGCCCTACGACCAGCGAGAAGACGGTCAGAACGAGGTCACGTCGCGCTACGCCCGTGACCCCGAACTCAAGACTGACCTCCACGAGACCCGTGTGGGCCTGTTCCTCGCCCGTCGTGAGGAACTGGACGACGAGAACACTGGCTACCTCGGTGCCGAAGGGCAGGGTCAGGAAGGAGACGGTCGTATTCCCCTCCTCGGGGAAGCACCTGACGGTGTGGACACGCACGCAGACCCCGATGAGGCCTCCTATGCGGAACTGGTGGCTGACGACAACCGTGGCGAGCGACCGATGTACTGGTACGTCGTCTTCAACGTCGAGGCCGAGGAAGAAATCGAGATGGAAGAGACCGACGACGAAATCGTGGGCTACTCGTGGCTCGATGACGACTGGGACCAGTTCGACCCGAGCGTCGGCGGTATTCCCGACGACCAGTGGGAGTTCGTGGAGCACTTCGTGGAGATGGTCGATGAAGGTGAAGTGACTGACACCTCCGAGGAGAACATCATCGCAAACATCGAAGACAACGCCGATGCCTTCGAGAGCGAGCCTGAGACGGACTCGATGGTCAACGCGATTACGAACCGCGTCGAATGAGCGACTACATCGTCGTGAGTGAGTACGGAACAGAGTACTCCACGCCGATGACACGACAACACGCCGTGGCAAAGGCCAACTCGCTCAACTGGTCAAAGATGCACGAAGCATCTGAAGCAGAGGCAGTCGAGGCCGAGTAAGGCTCCACTTGCGTTTTTTTTTTTGAGCAGATTACTTTCGATAGCGATAGCTATTCAGCCTTGACAAAGTTACAGCAAGTAAACACACTGCGCTTCTTCTTATTGCACTCTCTTTCTTCATCTATCGCCACGAGATGTTCACACTTAACTTTAACCCTACCTGTCCTTGATTGCCGGAAGATTTAAGTCCCACCCGACACAACTCAAGGATGAAAGATGGAAACGTATCCCAAGTTACGCTATCCCGGGGAAGAGGCCACACAAGGCCTGTTCGCCAGTGGTTCTATTGTTATACAGGAGAAGTTAGATGGTTCGAACTTTCGGTTTACGTGGGAACCCGATACTGGATTCACGTTCGGGTCTCGGCGGACTGAAGGAGAGGGTCTTCACCGTGACCAGTTTGCCGACGCTATCGAGTACGTCGAAGAGAACGTCAGTGAAGTCGAGCTACGGAGCCAGCACAACGAGTTCGGTAAGCTAGTCTACTTCGGTGAGTTCATGAACCCGCATACCATCTCGTATGACTGGGAGGGAACGCCCGACTTCATCGGCTTCGACGTATGGTCTGAGGACGCGCAGAACTTCCTCACAACGGGTCTTGTCCAATCCCTGTTCGATGGCCTCGACCTTCCCACTGCGCCGATTGTGACGACTGTGAGCGCCGATGAGTGGGACGACTACGACTTTGAGTGCCCCGAGTCCGAATACTACGACGGAAAGGCTGAGGGTGTGGTGTTCAAGAATCATACGACCGACACTTACGGAAAGTATGTTCGAGAAGACTTCAAGGAGAAGAGCAAGCAGACCTTCGGACCCAGCAAAAAGTCCTCACTCAACGATACGGAGCGAATGGTCTACGCCTACATCACCGAGGCCCGTATTAGGAAAGCAATATATAGGCTTCAAGATGAAGAAGGTAAAAAGATTAGAATGGAGATGATGGCTGAAGGACTTCCGCAAGAAGTTATTTCGGATTTTGTAGATGAGGAAGGGTTTAACGTGTTTATGAATGAGAATTGGAAAATAGGAATTGGAGAATTCCGGTCAATAGTATCTAGTAGATGTGCTGAAGTTCTTCGTCGTGAAGTAGATAAAAAAGTGAAGGAGGAGCTATAATGCCTATAAAAATAACTTGTGATGAGTGTGGGGATGAATTTACTGTTCCACCCTCGAATTCCGAGCAGAAATATTGCTCTCGTGAATGTTATTTATACAAAAATAATCCTAATAAAGAAGAAAAAGTTTCAGTCAATTGTGACTGGTGTGATAGTAATATCCAAAGAATACCGTCATTAGTAGAACGAACAGAAAATAACTTTTGTGACCAAAAGTGTTCTTCCAAATGGAGGTCTGAGAACTGGACTGGTGAACGTTCACCGACATATAAAGACGCATCTGTCGAATGCACGTGTGAATGGTGTGGTTCAGATTATGAAGAATGGAGTACTCGAAAAGAACGTACTCGATTTTGCTCTCTTGAGTGTCGGAATAAATGGCAATCTTCACGTGATGGACCCGAGCACCCACTGTACAAAGGTGGTAGAAAAGAATTTGGTGAAAATTGGAAAGAAATGAGAAGAGAAGCATTATCACATTACGGAGAAGAATGCAGTCTATGTGGAGCAGATTCATCTAATTCACTGATTGATGTTCATCATATAATACCAAGATGGCTATGGGACAATGTTGATGATGCAGACAAACTATGGAATCTTACTCCACTTTGTAGGTCTCACCATATGAAAGTTGAACGCCAAACTGAGAAAGTTATTGAGAAAATGGCCAAAGAGGAGGCCGAGAATATCTTCATGGAGGAGAACTGGGAAATCGACACGGGTGAAACACTCTCCATCGTCTCGAACCGGTGCTCCGAGGTCCTGCGTCGGATGATTGACCAGAAAATCAAGGAGGAGCTATGAGTAGCCCTGTAATTTGTGAAGACTGCGGAAAGCGGGTCTCTATCTGTGCTGTCTCAACTGAGTCAAAGGAAGAATACAAGAAAAGCTACGGCGGATTCGTCCAGTCAAAAGGTGAGCGTGTGTCGGTGAGACTTGGCCTCGCCTGTGTTTGTACGGTCTACACCGGGCATAAATTGAGATATGAAGGGCTAGATTCGGGAACATTCAAAGAGAAACCCGAGAAGTTCCCGGAAAATTGGATTAAGGTGAAAGATGACTAAAGAGTACACCATCGAGGTTGATGTGGATGGGGAGCCCACTGAGGTAACCCTCTCTCAGCCCCAAGGAATAGAGTTTATGCACATAGTGGCGACGATGCCCGATAGCTTCTCTGAAATGGGGCCTGAAATTGACCTTGATTCAGATGATGTTGATTGGTTACAGGCCCTTCTGGAGGTTACAACAGACCTTAGCCGCCGTGAGATACAATCTGGTATCTCTGTCGAAGACCTCAATAAACTAATTGGTGCCTCAGCAGAAGTGTTCGCAGGTGAAGAACCTAGCACACCCAGCGATAGTTTTCGAATAGAACGGTCTGAAGGACCGTTCGAGGCGTTTGAGCTTGACAGTGATGGGTCTGTTGACACGGATGAGTGGCGATGAGTGAGACCACCCAGTGCCCTCTTGAAGGTTTGAAAGAAGATTCAGATGGATGTGATGGGCAGGCAAATCTACTGTTTGACGGCTCGTTGTACTGTCCAACATGTGAAAACATGTTTGAAACAGAGTACACCCTTCGGGACGAAGATGAGAATATGTATGCAGAAGAAGTTCGAGACCTTCTGGAAGAAGACGCTGAAGTAGTGTATGAAGAGTATATCCGACTACTCGACCTGTATTACAAGAAACCTTTAGGATTCCCCGATGAAGGGCTGTATCAACGCTTTCAGTGCATATTTCCTCTGCTTATTGTAAAATATATACAAACTATGAAATCGTACCAAGAGGAAGTAAATCGAGAGATTAGAAACCAACTTCGGAGACAATCAATAAATAAAAAGACAGTTTGACTACGAGTTTGTTAAGAAGAAAGGTTTAAGTACCACCCGAGACTATTTTCGGGCACAATGAACGACGAAGAACGAATTGATGCTGTTTTGAGCGCGGTGGCAAACGTGCTCCTCGATAAAGGTGATGGGTATAGCGTCGGCCAATTGGTGGCTGACCTCGAAGGAGATGGAAATACACATGAGTCTGACCCGTACCACGTGTGGGACCGGCACTTCCTTCAAGACATGGAGAAGCAAGCTACTGAATGGCGAGACGAGCCCCGTGACTTCGAAGAGGTAGAGAGTCTCATGGACGCCTTCTACGAGTACTGGTCCGAAAATACGGAGAAGAAATTCTGCCAGATTGTATGCATGGCACACGCTATCGAGAATGGAATTAGTGGATATAATGATGAATCTCCGTATCAGGAACCGATAGATAATCTTGGGGATGACCAGTTACGACGGTATCTAAACAAGCGCCTCGAAAAAGAGGACTTCGAAGTTGAAGCCGCGGAGGCTATCATCAATGAGTGACGGACTATCTCTCGAAGTAACCGCTGAGTCTGTGTTTGTTGTGGACTACACGGAAGAGGAGGTTAAAGAACTTATCGAAGCAGGTCGAATCTCAGATGAGGAAGAGCTTATCAAAGAGACGAAGGGACAGCTTCGAGAAGAGATTAATCATCAGGCTAATGGTCGTGAGCTAAAGTCTGTTGACGTAACTGCTGAGGTGGTCGATGATGAGTGAACGATATGAGTGTCCCGAGTGTGGTTCTGTCGTAACACTCGACCTTGCTGGAGGGGGAACAGCCAACTTCGGAACGGCGTATTGCTCCGGTCGAGAAGAAGACCCGCACACAGCTACACTAATGGAGAGTGAATAAGATGGGTGATATTACTATTACGACGACTGTTCATGCATTGACTCAGAAGTCCCATGACAAAGAAGAACTACAAGAGCAGATGGACCGGTTGGGACTCGATAATATGGATGAATTTATCGAAATGGCTGAAACATCTGTCGAGTCACATCTTCACGAAAATGCGTTTGAGGAAGACGCACTCGAACTACTTGAAGTAACCGCAGAGGTGGAAGAAAGTGACGAGTCTGCCTGACGAATTAATCGAGTATCACTTCGTTCTGAAGGACGGTGAGTCCTTCAAGGTCGATGCGGAGTACGTCGAGGTCGAGTACGGTGAGTCTGAGAAGCCCCATATCATGGCCGAGGTGAAGAAGTGGACGCTCTCGACCAAGACGTACTCACGTGAGATAACTGAAAGAGACGTAGAATCAGTGATGGCAGTTGTAAAAGACGAAGAGCGTGACAACGCGAAGTCGCTCATCAGCGGTAAAGACACGTAAACACACGCGCTACTCTTCTCAAACAGCGAAAGGTTTATTACCCTCCCAACCCTCGTACTGTGTATGAAGTTCAATCAGACCAAGAAGTCTATTGCTGAGAGAACTCGGACGACCAATCACGAGGGTGGGGAGGCGTTCGAACCCGAAGATGTTCGACTTGGGCTTTATAAAGTCGTTATCAACAATCTTCTTGAAGACTCGTTCTACGAGTCCGACGAGGAGAGCTTTGACAAGGTGAAGTCACGTTTTGAGGAGTGTGTCATCGAGCACCCCGAGTTCGTGCTGAAGCTCGCCTACTGGGCCCGTGAAGAGGCGTACCTTCGGCAGATTCCCCAGCTACTGCTCGTGTTTGCGGCTAACAACGAGCACACGAAGGGGTACGTCCGTGAGTACTCTACTGGAGTCATGCAACGGGCTGACGAGCCGCTGGAGGTGCTTGCAATGCAGGTGGAACTCTTTGGGACGAGTATTCCGAACCCTCTCCAGAAGGGTATCGAGGACGCACTGCACACGTTCGATGAGTACGAAGTGTCAAAATGGGATACAGCATGAGCTGGAATAAAGTTTCCAAGTCAGAGTGTACCGGTGCTCTGGTTCAGGCGAAGCAGGAGTTGGGTGAGTCGCCCAGCGTGTCCCAGTACCGTGAGTTGGACCTACAACCAACAGTCTACACCATGCAAAATAAATTCGGTTCGTGGAACAAGGCGAAAAGGGCCGCTGGCCTGCAAGCTTGCACCAACCGTGTTGTGAGTGATGACGAGATAAGCATTGCCATCAACCTGTACGCAGGTGGACTGTCAGTCCGGGAGGTTGCTGATGAGTTAGAAGTCCAACCACAGACAATCCATTACCACCTTCAGAATGAGGGGGTTACCGAGTCCATCTCTGAGGCTCTAAAAGGACGTGACCATAGCTGGGGAGACAAGATTTCGCAATCTCTGGAAGGTCATGAGGTTAGCGAATCAACTCGTGAGAAGATTTCAGAGACCCATACCGGGAAAGAGCCTTGGAACAAGGGAAAAACGAAGAAATCCCACCCAGACGAAATCGACTACGGGCGCTCAGGTGAAGCGCACCATGCTTGGAAGGGTGGTATTAGTAGTGAGTTGAACCGACTGCGACAAACACCTGAGTACAAGGAATGGCGTAAGTCAGTGTTCGAGCGTGACAACTGGACATGCCAAGATTGCGGTCAGAGAGGCGGTGAATTGAACGCGCATCATATCAAATCATTTGCGGAGAACGAAGACCTTCGGTTTGACGTAGATAACGGAGAGACACTATGCAAGGAACATCATATCGAGCGACACATGACGGAGGAGAGAAATGAGTAACAAGAGCCGTGAGTTCAGCTACCGAGACCTGATGAATCTCGTCCATCCCAAGCCCCGAGACGACCTTCGGAAAGAGCTATTCAAGCGGATTGCACTCGGTGAACTGGACGACCACCCCGAGGTCGAGCCGCTGAAACAGCACCGGACGTGGGAGGATACCATGTCGAACGACGATGACGACCGCTCGGAGGCAGAAAAGTTCCACGACCGGCTAGACGATATGGGCCTCTTCGCCAAGATTCGGAACGTCCGGAACATGCTTGAGGCTGGGCTGGAGCCCGAGGTAATCCTCACAGACGAGGACCTCGATTCTGTTCCCCACGTCAAGCTGTTCCCGTTCCGCTTCTACCAAGCGTACAAGGCTGTAAAAGACGCTGGGTACCGCTCGACGTATCTCGATGTGTGGTTCGAGAACGCCATCGACCGGTCTGTCGAAAACGTTCCCGAGGAGTTCGGAGACACCTATGTAGCGGCTGACACCTCCGGGTCGATGACGTGGACGCCCATCTCCGATAACTCGGACCTTACCCCGATGGAGATAGGGGCGCTCTTCGGCGCTGTGTGCGGTTCGAAGGGCGCAAAGGTGTCTGCCTTCGCAAGTACCCACGAAGACGTTCAGTTCCACGCTGGCGAGCCTGTGCTCTCGATTCAGGACCGCATCAAGGAGGCCCCCGCAGGCGGCGGGACACACGGGTACAAAGTTCTCAAGACACTCCGTCAACGAGGAGAGAGTTGGGAGAACGTCGCACTCTTCACGGACACCCAACTTTGGGGCGGCTCGCTGAAGGAGGAGTGGGACAAGTACATGCAGGAGGTCAATCCCAACGCGAGCCTCTACATCGTAGACCTCGCAAGTTACGGCGACCTCGTGGTTCCCGAGGGGTACGATTCGGTCTATCGAGTGTCGGGTTGGAATGAGAACATCGTAAAGCACATCCGGTACGCATCGGAAACGGATGCCGCGATTCAGGAAGTCGAATCTGTCGGCTCTCCTGAGTAGTCGGAACACTTTTAACCCATCCGTTGCAATAAACGGATATGAGTTCAATCGAGAGCGTAGAAAACGTTGAAGAGCGAAAGGTAATTGCGGTTGATTTTGACAAAACCCTCACGACTGGAGAGGGTGCCGACTTTTGGGAAGACGACGAGAAAGAGTATCCCAACGAAGAAGTTATTGACTGGGTGAAAGAGATGTATCACAACGGACACGTCATCATTATCCATACCGCCCGACAGTGGGAACAGGCTTCTACTGTCGAATCGTACTTAGTCAAGTGGAACGTTGAGTACCATGGACTACGCTGTAACAAGACCGGTGCTGACCTCTATGTTGACGATAAGGCTGAAAACGTCGAGAAGGTATCAAATTCGAATGAGGAAACTTCTGTAGTCGGAAAAGAGTCAGTCTCTGAGAAAAAGTGTGATATATGCTCAGAGAAGTTCTCGACGGACGATAATCGGACAGTGTGTAGTAAACACGGTGCTTTCTCAACTACCGAAAAGGAAGATGAAGACGGAGAAGACAAATACATTGGAGAGGTGACATTCTTCAATGATACTGGTGGTTATGGGTTTGTCGAAGCAAAGGGTCTCGATAAAGAGGTGTTCTTCCATATGGAAGACCACGATTTTCCGGAACCGGAAGAAGGATACAAAGCCGTGTTCGAGGTCGAACAGCACGAAAAGGGTCCGCGGGTTGAGAAGTTCCACGAGTTAAACACCAACGTTTACTTCACGAAAGAGTAGTCGAAATACTTTTAACCCGCCCGGTCATCTTATCGGGTATGAGTGAACCCCACCATTGGCCGCTTCATGCTGTCAAAGAATTTGAAAACCAGCATGATATAGACGTTATCGAGATTCGAGACTTTGGCTCCCGTTCGAACAATATGGATGGTCCCGACTCCGACAGGGATGCAATGTTCATATTCGACCAGCCCGCACTGGCGCACAAAACACTCGGTAACGAGGTCGACACGATTCATACCGAAAAGTATGACGTTGACTTCCACGGATGGAATCTTCGGAAATTCGCCAGCCTGCTCTCCGATTCGAACCCGCAGGCGCTCGATTTCCTTAACTCAGAGATTCAGTACCATACCGCAGAGCCGAAACACGCCATCAGTGAGCAACTTGAAGACCTTCGACTGTACGCAAATCGGAACTTCAATCCGATTCGACTCTACATGCACAACCGGTCGAAGGCCAAATCGAACTACGAGAAGTACGTTCTCCGAAAACTCATCGGACAGAACGGAGAGAGTGGCCAGTATATCATCGAAGGAGAAACGGATGAAAAATACGAGGTCACACCCAAAGGGGAAGACGCAAACCCGTACAACAGCATAGGAAAGAATAACGTCGGTGACGGAGAGAAGTTCCGACTAGCAACCACTGACCGGACAATTCGGCGTAACCTGAAGGTCATTCAAGTGGTTCTCTATGCCCGTCACATCCGCAGAAGTAAGTCGCTTCCGCAGATGGACTTTGAGGAGTTCCTTGAGCACAGTGTCGATTCTACCATTCAAGAGCGCGTCATGGACCTGCTGGAGATGAAACGAAAGGGTGAGGGAGATATGGAAGCAGGAAACCCCTTCGAAGACCTCATTGAGAGTGAAATCAACTACGACGTTGACCATCAGAACCTCAACCAAGCAGGTATAGACCGTGAGATAGTCAATCAGTTCATCCTCGACATAGACGGTCTGCTCTACCGGTAAGAGAAGTAAACACACTGATTCATTACCCGTGATTGAACCCACAAACGTAGACATTGGCGATTGGCTTACAGTATCTGACAAAGACTCCCGGTACAACGGTGAGCAAGGGCGAGTGCTTGCAATCTACGAAGACCACCTGATACTGGAGATTCCCGAGGAGAACGGGTGGTCGATTACCCTTGACTTCGACCTCGGCCAGCTTTCACGAGCGTAGCACACGGCGTGTGTTTGTCTTCTTTTGGTAGTCAAAGGGGTCACCCGGAAAGTTTATAATCCCCCCGAACCAAAAGTCTAACAGAATGAGCACAGGAGAGTTTAGCTTTGGCGACAAAGCAACCGAAACTGCCACAGAATCTTCTAACCCTAACTCTGAGGCAGAGACGGAGCTTGGTGATTTTGAGGACGCTGAGACCACCTCTGATGAGGTCGAAGAAAACGTAGGTTCTGAGGAGCCCGACGAAGCGGCCAGTTCTGAGCCTGAGTACAACTATACCCTCCATAGTAACGTTATAGAGGACCTTGTAATGTACTCTCGGTCCGCGCAGGCAAAGAACGAGCCGCAGTTTGTTTTGACGACGCTGGGTTATCTTACCGGTCTGATGGAAAACCCGCACCATTACGTTTCTGGTGTCATTATTGGAACATCTTCTTCAGGGAAAACGCATATGCAGGACAAAGTGGAGAAGTTGTTCCCCGAAGATTGGATGTATAACTTTACCACGGGGTCGGACCAGACACTCGCCTACGACAGTGAGTGGGATGAGAGTCGTATCGCATCACTGGACGAGCTTAATAAGGTCTCTGAGGAACTGACGGAGATTCTGAAGTCCGTTCACGGCGGTGACGAGAAGTTCAAGCGGAAGGTCGTTCAGGACTGGCGAAATGAGGAGATGAAGACACTCGAACGTGAGGCTCTCCCGTACTGGTTCCTGTTCGCACAATTCGACAGTGACTTCGAACTCTGGAATCGACTTTTGAAAGTGCCTGTTCACGAGGGTCAGGCAAAGAATGAGGCCGTGCTGAAGCTCCAGTTCGACCACCACAATATCGAGTTCTCAGACTCACCGTACACGTATGACTTCGAGTTCACCGACGGGAAGATGGCGCTTCAGGACCACATCGCCAGCCTGCCCAATAACTCGTGGGTCAAACTCCCGGCGGGTGAGGAGAAATTCAACGGGTTTGACGTGGCGTCAACTGTCCAGTCTATCTTCGACACTCAGCGAAGTGAGACTAACCGTGTTGCGGGTATGGTTGCAAATCTCGTCCGAGCGTCGGCCCTACTAAACCACAAAAACCGAGAGAAGACGACGATTCACATCCCTAACGAAGGGGAAAAAGACGTTATCGTCGCAGAACCCGAAGACGTTGCGAACATCCTCGCGTGTCGTGACGTTCTTTTGGCAAGCACACACGAACTCGACCGCAAGAAACAGGCTATCTGTTCTGCTATCGATTCGAAGGGTGGGACCCAGAACATGGCAACCATCCCTGATATTGTAGAGTACCTTCGACAGGGTAATGCTCCCATCGTCAGCCGAACGCAGGTCGAGAAAAACCTCAACCAGATGATAGACCACTATCTAATCGAGAGGTATGAGGGGGCGAGCGAAGACGGTCTCAACATGTACAAGTTCATGGGGTGGCACAACATCGGTGCTATCCGAACTGACGAACAGTTCCAAGAGCGTTTCGAGGGGATTCAGAACCCGATTACGGGAGAAAACTTCCTCGAAGCCGTCGAGCGCCTCAACGATGACATTCTCCCGGGTGCAAGTGATTTCACACAGGAGGCGACAGTGCAGTCGGATACGGGAAGTTCTGGTGGACAGGCAACGCTTGGTACATCGGACAGTTCAATCGACCTCGAAGCGCATGAGGAGGCTGTCAGAGCCGCTATGAAGTCCGCCATCGACGGGGTGAAGTTGGAGAACCTAGACGAGTTCGAGCCGTCCCTGTACGCTATGACTGGCGTTGCCGACCTCGAACACGAGCCGTCTGACCCCGACCCCGACGTTGAGGATACCATCTTCGACCCGGAAAAGGGTATCTGGAACCGTCCTGACGTGAACGACAACTGGGTCACCTCGGAGAAGGAAGCCTACGACGCCGTGAACGAGACCATCACCGACCTCCAGAAGAAGGGTGTCTTCAAGATGGACATTCACGAGACGAACGAGGCAACTGAAGCTGTCGAAGCGACTGTCTCTGTGATGAGCAAGGACCAGCTATGAAGGAAGAAAAAGTTAACGTTAATATTAACGTGACTGATACAGACGAAAATGGAAATCAACTCGTGGTTATAAGTGTCAACGGTGACGTTACAAAGAGCGAGGTAGAGGAAGGTAAGAGCTATGCAATTTCTATCAAAAAGACTGTTGAAGTAGAACAAACAGATGGAGTGATTGCGGCCGTCAAAGAACTGCTGGGTTTGTACTAGAGCCCACAACATTTATAACCCACCCGTCCCAAATACGGGTGAATGAATACTAACGAAGGTTCTGGTCTACGTGGTGCTCTCTCGGAAGCCGAACGAGAGCGTGAGGCAGTAAAACAAATGTTTCGAGAGGATACCGGTGCTGATTCTGTTCGATTAGAACACAGTAACATGGGTACTACTGTCCATCTCGTCTTCCGGAAGGATGGTGATGGTGAACTATGAGTGATAAGATTATCTATGCACTGACAGGTCTTCCCGGAGTTGGGAAATCGTCCGTGGCCGAGCGGCTCGCAAACTCCGGAAAGCTCCCCATTGTGAATATGGGTGAGGAGATGAAAAAGCAGTATCAGTCTATGCCCATCTCAGGCCATCATGATGATGTTCCGCAAGGAACGTGGGAGATGGCCCAAGCACTTCGTGACAAGTTCGGTCCTGAGGGCCCGGCAGTAGCGTCTGTATCTCGTGTTGGTGCCGCTCTTGTTGAGCATGACCGTGTTGTCGTTGACGGTATCCGAAGCATCGATGAAGTGTGGCTATTCTCTGACATGTTTATCGATGCAGACGTACATCTCATCAAAGTCACAGCCGACTATGACACCCGTCTCGACCGGTTCTATGACCGAGGAGACTACGCTCGGTATGATGTGATGAGTGGCTCCACACAGCGTGTGTTGGCTGAAAAAGACATGAACGACCGGACGGAAAGAGAAGCCGAAGAGGGACTCCGTAACGCAATTGAGGAAGCTGAGTATGAAATAGATAACAGCGGGTCTCTGAAAGACGCAGAAGAACAGTGTCTTGACCTTCTGGATGAGCTAGACCCTATTCACGGGTGATACAATGAATACGATGAAAGACCTCAAGCAAGAGGTTCTCAGCCGTCTTCAGCATCTTGACGGGCGGTACTTCGAATCCATCAGTACCATCTCAATCGAAGAAATGCTGGGAATTGTGGAGATAGAGGAGAAATATCATCCAGATATTATCAACGGCTCGTTACTCGATTTGGAGCACGAGTTCTGGGACGACTACATCCGAGAAATGCACTCAGAGAGAGCAATTATTGAAGAGTGTGACGTAGCAATCCGTCTCCTGAAAGACGAGGGGAAATTCAGAATGGTCGAGCCTGTTGACGAAGAATTGACAGGAACAACTGTCTACGTAGAGCAGTCTCACAAGAGTACTCAGGATTTTGACATTGAGGTTGAGGAAGAAGCAAACAGCGCCGTTCTCCGTATCACCACCGAAAAAGGAGTATACGGCGTTGTCATGAAACCGTTGTAGCTATCACAACCCTTAATACGTACCCGACTAAAGAAGAAGGTACGATGAGCAAAACACACGACCCGCGAGAAGGATTGACTCATGATATAGTTGAAGGTCAAGTGTACGGTGACAAGCGTCAAGCGAACTATGACGGTGACGTAATCGAAGGATATGACGAGCGCCTTCGACTCGTTTACGTGGACGATGAACGAGTTCTGCTCCGGTCTAACGATACCATTGACCGAGGGAATCACATTGGACGCCATCACTACCGCTGTGAGCACCGTGAGACGTTCGAGAAGAACGCAGGCGCTGGACGATACCAACTGCTTGAAGAGCCCACAGACCCGCCGAGAATGCCGACTGACGGTGTATCATCGACTCTCACTGTGTTGAAGCGTCTCCAAAGCATGGAGCAAAACGAAGCACAGTCTGGCGGTGGTCGGAAATCGAAACATCGACTTGAGGCGTTTACAGATGCAATCGAAGCCATCTCCGAGATGGACCCCACCTCAATCGACTGGTCATCAATCAATGGTGTCGGTAACAAGACAGCCGAGAACCTCAATGAAGCGGGGTTCGAGACCGACGTTGATGTACAATCTGCCTCGGATGAGCAGTTGCTTGATGTGGGTGGTGTTGGGTCAAAGAATCTGAAGAACATCAAGGAGGTTGCAGGACTCTAATGGACAAAACTGAACGACTTCGCAACGCAGACTTCCTCCAAATTGCTGTTCACTTGCTTGAGAGCGGCGAGCTTCAGAGTGCAGAGGAAGCAATCTTCGATGTTGCGATGGAACTCCACTATACGGAGTATGACCGCCAAGCAAACACACTGCTCGGTGCGGCTTATCATGTTCACTTCGGCCGGGTCGAACGAGCACAGCGTTTCGTGGGTGAGGTCTTTGAGTGTCTGACTCAAGGACTTCTGACTTCGGTTGAGCGACCTGCGCTTTAGCCGTAAGGTTTAAGACCCACCCGACTCTATTTTGTGGTAAGTAATGAGCGAAGAAACTTGTCTTGACTGCGGTAAGCCTCTAGGTAGTACGATTGTGAAGTGCCACGACTGCGGTGGGAAGAGTCGTCGCGGTGGGAAGGCTATTGCTCCCCATCAATGGCAAATGCTTCTGGGCGTCGAGCCTCAGAATCTCAAGAATCTTGACTACGACTCTCGGAAGTACGGAACCGACGCGTGGGAGGAGTCTCATTAATGGAGGTGGAAGTAATCGAAGAGGCCACTTCACCTGAGCCTGAGAAGGCTGTTGCACTCGGAGCACGAAACGACTACTACTCGGGTAACATTACGGACGACGACTTTGAGGAGGTTATGAGCGCCATTGAAGGCGACGAAATCGATGAGAAGCTGTACAACCTCCTCGTAGAAGAACTACTTCAGAAAGAGCACTACGGTCCGTTCGAGCACCCGCAAATCATGTTTCACGTCGAGGGCATGAGCCGTGTCACGATGGCTCAGATTACCCGCCATCGACACATGTCTTTCGACATTCAGTCGATGCGATACGTTGACTTCGAGGACGCGGATATTGCGGTTCCGAAGTCGTTGACTGACGAAGACCACTTCTCTCGGGAGACTGGACTGGTGTGGGAAGACAACGAGTACGACCCGAGCGATGCCCTTCAAATATTCGAGCGAGCCGTCGACAACTCTGTGACGGCCTATAACGAGATGGTGAAGATGGGGGTCCCTCGTGAGGATGCTCGATACGTTCTTCCACTTGGTGCGAAGGTCAACGTCACGTTCAGTGGTAACCTCCGGACGATGCTCCACGTTGCGAACATGAGAGGGAAGGCAGATGCTCAATGGGAGGTTCGAGAACTGACTGACTGCGTGTGTGAGCACCTCGATGACTGGGCCCCGAGAACGATGAACTACTTCGATGAGAAGGGACCGTTTAAGCTGGGGATGTGATAGGTTTAAAGCTGTTCGAAAAGTTTAAGTCCCTCCCGAGCATTTTCTCTGATAAGAGAATGCTACTGGAAATAAAGTACACTGACGGAACGATAAAGCGATTCGGACCGAAAGAAGACGCTGACAACGAACTTTCTTACAAAGTCTTCACGGAGAGTCGATTCTTGGCTATCCGAGAGATTACCGACGACGACCCGGATGAAATCGGAGTGGTGGAACGGTACGACACCATTCGGAAAGTCAACCTCGACCTCGTTCGAGAGTACGGCTTCGTTGATGAGGATAAGTGATGATTGGTTGGGCTCTCTTTCTCCTCGATAAGATAACTCGTGGGCCGTCGAGTGGTGTACTTTCGGACAGTGAAATCTGGGACGAATTTGCTTACTCCGACTTTGATATTCACCCGCTCACCACGGAGCAGGTTCAGCCTGCATCAATCGACCTTCGTCTCGGAAACGACTTCAAGCGTCTGAAAGCCAATCCGGGGATGGAGACCATTGATACGAGTGAAGATTCAGAACAGAGTTTTGAATCATTTACAGACGACTCCGTGGTCCTCCAGCCCGGGGATTGTATCCTCGGGACTACCAAAGAAGTGGTGAACATGCCTGCTCACCTACTGGGTGAGATTGAAGGTCGGTCAAGTCTCGGTCGACTCTTTGTCGAGGTTCACAAGACCGCAGGAATAATCGACCCCGGATTCAAAGGAGAGATAACCCTTGAGTTAGAAAATTGTGGCCCGAATCCTATTAAACTTCATGAAGGTCAACGAGTTTGCCAAATGATTATAACTCGTCTGAATAAACCTTGCGAAGAACCTTACGGTCAAAAGAAAGATACTAAGTACCAAGGACAGACCGGAGCAACTGGAAGTAGACTCCATCAGGACGCATAACAATGCTCAGATGTGCACGGTGTAGAGATATTATTCGAGGTACGAAATCTGATGGAGTAACGGGGTTTTCTATCTCATCTAGATTCGCCAGCCGCTCCGGAGACCTGTGTGGGAGTTGCACAGACGACTTCGTTGAGTTCATCGAAGACGACTGATGTACGAGGGAAAAGAGTGCATCCGGTGTGGGTCTGAGGAGTTCGAAATAAACGTCATGGCGATGGGTGAGCTAACCCTCGGAGACGTGAACATGGAACGAATAAACGCCGGACTCGACCCGCTCTGTTGTCTTGAGTGCGTCGAAAAGTGGCCGTCTCCACTCCCGAATTAGCAGAGATTTTTGCTATAGCGTCATACGGTTTATTCACCGAGCCCGTATCCGAACTCTTCTAAAACATCTGACACCCCATCGGTGTCGAGGTCATCGTTCTGTCGCAAGCCGTTCATCACAACCGCCTCATACACATCGAGTTTCTGCACCTCGTCTGAAGTAAAGTGGTCCTCCATCTCACGGACCATCGCCGTGAGGTCCTCGGCTGTCTGGTCGAGCATGTACATCGTCTTGGCAGTCTCTCTGAGATACTTCACACCATTGCCCTGTCTCCTGAAGATGAGCGGTATATCACCGCCGTCGAAGGGGGTTTGTCGGGCCTCGGGGGTGGGGGTAGCCACCTGTGTTTGTGTCTCCTCGGGCCCATCAGACGACTTCGCTGATGAGAGACCGTCGTCGCCGTCGAAACTGTAGTGGTCTTCTTTTGCCATCAGGCCACCTCGGTTTTCTCAACGATACTCCCGTCATCCAGAGAGAACTCACCGTCGATGAGACCAGCTAGCTTGTCGAACTGGTCGAGCACGTCCGACTCGTAGTCACGAAGGTCGTGACCGTCGGAGTACTCGTAGATGGACTGGTTCTCACGCCATGCACTCTTCAGTACGTCACGCTGTCGAACGTCTATCGGAAGCACGAGCCTGCCACTGTCGTGCAGGTCAGAGCGAACGTTCTCGTAGATGTTACTGTCACGCACTCGATTGGGGACGAGACCTAGGATTGACAACGAGATAGAGTCATCAATTCGTTGCAGACCCTTCTCCATCGCGCTGATGGTATCCTCCAGCCCGCCGACCGAGACACGCCCTTTCTCTGTCAATTCAACGGGCATCAGCACGTTTCTCGTAGCGATGAGCGCATTGTTCACCACAGTCCCCAGACTCGCCGGACAGTCGATGAGGAAGTAATCGTAGTCCTCTGACAGTCTCTCTATCTCCGGTCGCAGTAAGAACTCTGCGCCACTGATATTCTCCAGAGCGATTTGCTTGTCGATGAACGCGAGGTCTTCGTGTGCGGGAACCACATCGAAGTCCTTCTGTTCGACAATCACCTCGTCCAAGTGTACATCCTCGTTCATGAGCACATCGACAATCGTAGTGCCCTCTGACTGCTTGTACTCCGCGAGGCCCACATGGTTGGTCAGCGAGGCTGGCTGGGCATCTACGTCAACCAGCAGTACATCATGGCCTCTCCGACCGAGGGCCGCTCCGACGTTCAGCGTCATGGTCGTCTTGCCGTCTCCACCACTCTCGGACCACACCGATATAGCTCGTGGCATACCAGTGACCACCATTCCATCTGTATTAAACACCCGTCAGACACGCGGCATACAGCGCCACCTGAACAGCCAGTAATACAGTTGGCTGGCCAGTAATCCAGCCAGTAATATAGACAACTGGAAGTCCAGAGCGGGGACTCTCCGGACAATCAACCAAGCAATCTGTTTGTCCGTCTACCACCTCCCCGCATTGTATTGTATGACGAACGGGTCAACCGGCTGTAGAGCAGTCGATAAACCATATTCCGCTATACCAAAACTATTTGACCCTGCTCGACTTATTTGCACATAATGGTAGGAAAACTTGACGAGGCGTATCTCACGGAATTACAGCAACGGCAACGTCCTGAAGGGCAACAATCGCTTTTTGAAGACTACAAACACAGTGCGACTGCTATCGCTGTCGTGACCGCCCCGACCGGTGGGATAGTTGAAATCTGCGATGAGTTCATGCCGGAGCTAGGGATGCCGCGAAGTGTGTTGGATGACTTCCAAAAGCTCAGAAGCCAGATGAACGAAGTGAGCGGGGTCAAAGAACACAACAAGGCATACGAGCGGTGTGACCTCGATTCGGAGTATAGAACGTACCTCAAGCTCAACAGTGATGCTCAGGAGGCCGTAGAATCGGTTGTGAACCGGTTGGAGTCAGGTGAGTCTATCACCCTCGTCTGCTTTGAGAAATCCCCCAAGCGGTGTCACAGGCACGTTCTGAAGGAAGAAATAGAAAAGCGTCTTGGAGAGAGGTCTCAGGCTACGAAGTCGTAATCGTCCGACTCATCGAGCCGGAACTCTTCCATCTCTTCGCCCTCACCTGCTGAGCACTCTCCACAAAACAGTTCGCCGTTTACTTGAACGAGGTCTGAACCGCAGTTTGAACAATCCATAGGTAAACCTATTAGCCGGGCAGTACTTAAAACTTACGATTAAGGTGAAACTGAAGCCTACTCCTCTTCGAAGTAGTGGTCGTACTCACCATCCACCCACTTCAACCGCCACTCTATGTCCCGATACTCAAGCTCTTCCGTCTGAATCTCCGCGACTTCATTGAGGCGCTCCCAGTATTCGTAAAGCACATCGGGTTTGGAGGGTGGATTAAAAAGTTTTGGCTCCTTACGCGCAGGGTGAGTGGAAGCAGTTCGGGCAGATAGTACAGCCTTCACCGTCGTCTTCCATTTCAGTGCCACACTCCTCACAGAGTTCTTCGCCAGTCTCCACGTCGAGGCCCAGTTCTTCGGCGGCCTCCGCGGTCATCTCACCAGACTTATAGAGGTCTTCGAGGGTCTGGTGAATATCATCGTCCGTCTCGTCAAGCTTGTTGTCACGTCGGACGGTCTTAACCTGCTCGTTCCGAGAGCCGTCACGATAGAACGTGAGCCCCTTCGCAGGTGCGCCGATGTTCTGGTCCTCGTCACTGATAGCTCGCATGAACGAGGTGTACACGTCGGCTCGTGTGGCGTCGTTGGGGGCGTTGATGGTCTTCGAAATACCAGAGTCGGTGAACTCTTGGAACGACCTCTGCATGTCCGTGTGCTGGAACGATGTAAGCTCGTTCGTCGTAACGAACACGTCAGCGATTTTATCGGGAATCGAAAGGTCCTGCGGGCCCTCGAAGTCGTTCGTGGCCATAAGTTCCTGCGCCTCGGCCTTCACTTCTTCGGGGTCGTAGCCGTTCTCTTCGAGGACCTCACCGAAGTAGTCGTCAAACTCGACCAGCATGTCGTCACCCTGTACGTCATCACCGACGTTCTTGTAGTTCACGACGTTGAACAGGGGCTCACACCCACCAGTCGTGTTGCCGAGCATCGACGTGGTACCCGTCGGTGCGATAGTCGTCGTGTTGTGGTTACGGATTTTGAAGCCACCTTCCCAGTCGTCAGCGTCCTCGTAGGTGTGCTTCTCGAACCACTCGGGGTACTCAGTCGGGCTCGCATACTTGGACTCGTCCCAGTACTTGAACGTGCCACGCTCCTTGGCCAGTTCGTGCGAGACCATCTTGGACTCACGGTCGATTTCGTGCATGATGGCACGAGCGACCTCGTAGCTCTCGTCGGAGCCGTACTGGAGCCCCATTTGGAAGAGCATCTGAGCGAAGCCCATGATACCCAGACCAATCTTTCGCTGACCTTTCACACGGTCGGAAATCTGGTCTAGCGGGAACTCGGACTGTGTGACAACGTTGTCGAGGAATCGAGTACCTGACTCGATGACGCGCTGGAACTGCTCGTTGTCGAGCGCCTTATCGACGTATTCGTGGACAAGCTCTTCAGTGTCAGCCTCAGAGATACGGCTGTCAGGCTGGTTCTGAAGCCACTGGCCGTAGGTGACGGCATCTTGGTTGAGCATCAACGAGAGATTGATGTGACCAAGGTTACAGGCCTCGTGCTCACTGAGCGGCTGTTCGGCGCAGGGGTTGGTGGCCTCGATGGCGTGCTCGGGGTACTCTTCCACGTCGAAGCTGTGGTCACGGTTTGTCTCGTCGTAGTAGAAGAGACCGGGCTCACCGTTACGCCACGCACCGTCGATGATGAGGTCGAAAACAAACCGGGCGGGAAGCTCCATCTCTTCGACTTCTCGAAGCTTGTACTCGGACTCCTCAATCACAACTTCCTCAGTGAAAGCGGGGTTGGAATCTTCGGGGGCATCTTCAAGCGGGAACTCTTTGTTTCCGTCAGCATCAACGACCCACGTTTCAGTTTCATCGGTGAACGAGTCTTTCCACTTCTCAGCGACGGAGACCTTCTCACCAGCTTCGGGGTCCCACGCCATAATCTCGTCGGCGTAGTCTCGCCAGAAGTTCTCCTTGACGAGCTTGCCGGACACACCGTCTTCCTGTGCGTCTTCCCAGTCCTGCGGATTGTTCTCGAACTCGGGGTTGTAGAAGTTTGCCGTCTCTTCGACTACCTCGAACGCCTCTTCGTAGTCGCTCTCGGGGTCGAAGAACGTGTACGTGCCACCGTGCTCGACAGCCTTCTTGAAGTCGTCGGTGACACCGACTGAGATGTTGAAGTTGTCCAGTTCTCCTTCCTTTCGCTTGGCGCAGATGAATCGACCAATGTCGGCATGGTCGATGCGAAGGATTCCCATCTGTGCCCCCCGTCGTTTTCCGCCTTGTTCCACAGTCCCACATGTTGTATTAAACACCTCCATGAAGGAAATGGGACCCGAGGAAACGCCACCAGTCGATTCAACGATAGCGCCCTGCGGGCGTAGGTGCGAGAAGGAGTAACCGACACCGCCGCCGGACTTGAAAATAAGCGCCGCGTGGCGTGCGGAGTCAAAGATGTGGTCCATGTCGTCCTTCGGTTCGAGGACGAAACATGCAGAAAGTTGCTGAAGGTCGGTATCAGCGTTCATCAGCGTGGGCGAGTTCGGCATGAACTGCTGGGTCTCCATCAGGTGCTGGAACTCGTCGGCCCACTCCTGATACTGTTCTTGCGCTTCGAGTGTGTTCGGGTCGTCTACATGGTCGAACTCGGCCTCTGCGACGTTACTGGCGACTCGCTCGAATAGCTCTTCAGGCTCTTCAATCACCTCACCATCACCATCTCGCTTCAGATAGCGAGCCGGGAGAATGTTATAGAGGGCGTTATCAGTAAAACCCTCCATCGGCTCGGGGATGGACTGAATCGGCGTTTCGATTGTCTGAACTTGCTCTTCGGCTTCAACTTGAGTGTCTGCGTTCGTGCTCATGTTTAAGATATTTACGGATTTGTCCCTTGTCTCGGGTGGTACTTAAACCCTTCGTTACGAAAACGCGAGAGGGGTCCCCAATCGTATATAAATTCAGTGACTGGAACCCGTCTATGCGTTTAGAAAGGAGTGTGAGATACTGGTGTAGACCAGTAGTTCAACGGGTGGAGGGACACGCCCGTAATGGGCACGTAACATGGTAAGCAGAGATAGTTTTTAAGTGGCCCCCCAAACTGTGTTGGTCGAAGGATTTATATACCCTCCAGAGTGTAGCGGTAAGTGCGGCAAAAAAGAGAGCGGGGGTCTTAAACAAAGGTAAACACACTTGCGACAGCATTGTCTGGACGGTGCTATCCCTCTTCCCCGTTGCTGTCCTCTGGGGAAAGGCTTAAGTCCCGGCCGTTCAAATAGTCTGATAACATGACTGAAGAAGACGAGACTGTTCCGGAGCGTTTACTTGACCCGGAGTGGCGGATGCAAAACATCTTGAAGTACGCAACAGAAAAACGAGAAGACACAGACGTAATCGTGCAACATCCTGTTCGAGAAGAGTCTCCCGAAAGTGTTGATGCTGAGTTCGTTGAGGTGATGGGACTTTCTGTCGGTTCCAATGGGAACGGTGTTGTGACTATTCAGAACACCACTTCTGACACTTCCATGACCGAGCGATTCGTCGCTTTTGATGCGGAACTAATTGATGGCCTCGTTCAAGCACTCGAAGATGTTAAGCGCAGGGAGAACACCGATGAGTAGACCGTTGGTTATCTCTATCGAGGGGATAGACGGCTCGGGGACAACCAGTGTTACTGATGCCGCACAGAAGCGGTTCAAAAACGTCAAGACGACAGCAGAGCCCGCTGAGCAGTTCTACACTGGTGAAGCTACCCGAAAGGCCATCAACGACAACAAGACGCACCCGATGACTGATTTTCACTTCTTCATCGGGGACCGGGCCTACCACATCGAGAACACCATCAAGCCCGCGCTTAAGGCCGGGCGAACTGTCATTACGGACCGGTATCTCCACTCGACGTTCGCGTATCAGCAAGTAAATCTAGATGGTGTTGTCGATGAGCCTGAAGAGTACATCCATGAGTCCATGAAAGAGTGGGTTCTCTATCCCAACCTCACTATCCTTCTTGATGTTCCGGCTGATGTGGCCGCTGAACGAACATCTGACGATGACAAGTACGAAGTGTCATCTTTCCAGAAGAAGGTTCGGCAGAACTATCTTGACCTCGCTGAAGACGACCCGTCCGTCATTACCGTCGATGCGTCTCAGCCCAAGGAGAAGGTCATGATGGAGTCGTTGACCATTATCGAAGAAGCGATGACGCAGATGCACGAAGAGGATGGGTGGTAACATGGCCAAGCTCACGCACATCAACAACGGGAACGACTGGGAGGCTATTTATATCGAGGGTGAGAAGGTCACGGACCAGCATCTCGGACGACTCTGGCCGAAGAGCGTTCTCGACCTCATGGTAGCGCATGACATTACAGAGACAGAGACAAAAACTGAACCCGAGTTCGAGTTTCCGGAAGTTCTGGAAGACGAGTAAACACAGTGCGTTTTTCACCGGGTCGAAAGTATTAAGTACCACCCATTCAAATAGAAGGTTGCCGCAAACGCGTGGTAACTCCGTCGTAAAACTAAGTCCCGTAAACCTCGGCGGTTAATAACGTCGGGCTATGGACGAGCGTGCGGGTGACGGCCCACTGGTGTTGGAAGACTTCGTTGCGCGGAGTGGCGAGCCTAACTCGCCAACGGTTTCAGTTGGAGGTGTACCCAAGTGGTCAAAGGGGCACCGTTGAGGGCGGTGTGGCGTAGGCCTTCGCAGGTTCGAGTCCTGTCACCTCCATATGAAAGAAGACCAGACGGCTGAACTGAGGCACATACTGAGTTTCGTCCAGTCACATCTCGACAAGCACGACGTTCGAATGAGTAACTGTAGCTACGACATTGTGTCCCACACGGATACAGAGCCCGGACGTGTTCCAGAACCTGATTTCGAAGTCACAGGACAGGAAGTAGAAGTCTCGTTCAAGTACACGGTTCCGTTCGAGGAATGAAATCCCATCTACTGGCGGGACAACGGAGGTTTTACGAGTGTGACAGCGAGCATAAGCTCTTTCTCGGCGGCCGTCGTTCGGGAAAGACTCATGCGCTTGCTTTTGAAGGAATTGAAGCCTCGATAGAGCACGGCCTCGATGTGTTGTTACTTACTCAGCGGGAGATGATGGCACAAAACGCGGTCGACACCGCGAGAGAAATATCCTTCGACCAGTTTAACCAGATGAGTTTGAAAACTAATGGGAAATTAAAGCTGAAGTACAAAAATGGCGGGACGTTTCACGCCAATACGTTTACTCGTGTCACTGGGGGGCTGAGAGTCAACCATTATGATTTACTTCTAATTGATGAAGTTCAGGAGATTGACCCGGACAACCTGAGAAGCCTCTACAGATACACGTATGAAATGTCTCCGAAACTGTTTGAGGGATTCTATGCGGCTGGAACCCCGTTAGACGGGCTAAATGAGCCTCTTGAATTTTTGAGAGATGAAGAATTTGTGTTTATGCCTGTTTCAACCATCGAAAATTCAATGATTAACCATGAGGTGGTGCAAGAGCAACGACAAAGGCTTTCTGAAGTAGAGTTTCGAAAGCGGTTCATGGTTGGTCTCAATGTAGGTGGTCATATGCTCTTTAATATTGAGCAAGACGGAGAACGTCTTCATCAGTGCATGTTGTGTGACTTTGAAGAAGCAATTCCGCTGAATTTCCCCGATGAGAAGGTGTCTGCGGTTGAGGGGTATATCTTCGGAAAGGCACAGAAGTCATCCTGCAATAAGCAAAAGGTTTAATACGCACCCGACTAAATACATGTATATGAACACCGAAGAAGAGTATCCGAATATCAAAGAAGTACTCAACAATAGCAGTAAGGTGGCCAACGCTTACTGTGCGGCAAAGTACGCCATCTGGCAAGTTGGATATGTGCTATTCCTGCTTATCGGCGGAGTAGCAACAATCCTTGTCGGCATCGCTTTACTTATTTTAGCCGTCCTTGAAAAGATATTAAAGCTTGTTGGAGAGGGTGTAGATATAGCGTCCGACAAGCTTAGTGTCAGTGACGCTGGGTCCCAAGTGTCTGAAGCTATCGAAAGTGGTCACGAGAAGTCCAAGGAAACACCCGTTGTTCGACGCATCTGGGGTGAGTGTCCTGTCAGTATCAAGCAGGAGCCGAAGTGGTTCGAGACAATCGCTGACACTATTGAACGAAAGCTAGACGACCTGTTCCATTAGGCAATAGAACAACCACATTGTGCCGTCGTTGAGCAATGGTAGCTCGCCGGTCTTGAAAAAACGATGGAATTAATTCCATCGTAGCAAGATAACCGGCGTCTGAAATATTGGCATAGGGGTTCGAATCCCCTCGACGGCGTTCATGAACGATATAGACCTCTTAGAACTCGCTGAAAAGGTTGGCGAGGACTTTCCGATGGATTTTAAATATCAGGTATACGATGAAACGGCCCGATTCAGAGAGGTGCTTCGTATTGGTCTGAACGCACAGTATGTCGATGGGAGTGAACAGCCAGTCACAGGGGAGGTAACCGTCACACCTGAGATAGTCACAGACTCGAATATTAACCCACTGGAACTTCTCGAAGGGCAGATACAGAAAACACATAGAAGTGTTATAGAGAACTCTTCCGACAAGATAGAGGTCAACGGTCACGAGATTCAAATACAGATGACACACGGCTTCAGGGCGACGTGTCTCGATACTGGTGTGGAACTGTCCGTCCAGCCGGAAGAATACAAACACACGCCGCCAGCTACTCTCCACGTAGACGGGGTAGATGAAGCTCTGACGGTAACAGACGCCACTGTGTTTGATGACTCCCGAGACCTCCCATACCACATCAAGGAAAAGTTGTTGATGTACGTCGTCGGCTGGGCGATGGAGTACTCCCCGGATGAATGGTTTAACCAACACTCGGGCGAGTTGTTGGTTAAGTCTACCGAAGGGCGTCGAAAGATTTAAGTACCCCCGGGTTATACATGAGTACACAAGGACGTGTCAGACCGAGGTGACGCTTGGAAGACACGGGCAAGGGAAAAAGGTCACCATCCTGATTCCCAATAGTCATACGGTGATGGAATTGAGATGGAACCCCGTCATTAGTCGTAGACACTGGGGAATTAATATTCCCCGTTGCCGGGTTAGTTTAGTGGCCTAAAATGAGGCACTGTCACTGCCTCGCCGCGGGTTCGACTCCCGCACCCGGCGTTTCCCCGAGCCGATAGCGGACCCTACGCACACATCGCTACACTTCAACTCCACGGCTCATGCAAGCTTTGCTTCGGGTCATCCGGTCCGTGGTGTAGGTGCAGGGGAAATTGGGTTTGGGCGGTGCAACTCCGTCCTGCCTGCGATAGACGCCTCACGGTACATCGCAAATTTCCACAGTTAGGGGGCTAACATCCCCATATCACTGTCTCGGACGGGTAGCATAACTGGGAATGCACTCCCATGAATCGGGAGACTGATGTAGGTTCGAATCCTACCCTCTCCATTCGCTCCCATAGGGTAGCTGGCCAATCCTGTCGGCCTTTCGAGCCGACGACGTGGGTTCGAGTCCCACTGGGAGCATGAGCCGAGACCTCACTCGGTGGAGGCCGTATGACCATGCTCCGAGAAGGTGCGCTGACTACCCTGCGTAAGCAGGTTACGCGTGTCCACGATGGGCGTGGGTGCGGCAAGTAAAGGGGAGTGAAGCCAAGGTTTGCGGACAACTGGCCATTGTCGCGGCGAGCGGCCCCAATTACCGCTATACAAACACGAGCGTGGGGTAGTTCGGTTATCCCTCTCGGGAACGAGAGACGCTGGTTCAAATCCAGCCGTTCGTATGAGACAGTGTGGCCGCGTTGGGGTAGTGGCCTATCCTTCCGCCCTGTGGCGGCGGAGACCCTCGTTCAAATCGGGGGCGCGGCCCTTCTGCGGGGTTGGTGTAGTCTGGTATCACAGCGGCCTTCCAAGCCGCTGACCCGTGTTCAAATCACGGACCCCGCACTAAAAATTTACAACGTTCCGAGTCACAGAAGATTTAAGTGGCCCCCGAATAATTGAATAGATGAATGCAGACCTCCGACTTGTATGTTTGGCCACATGGAACCCGCTATCACACAGAAGAATATTGTCGATTCGCACGCGGCACACTCGTCAGAACAGAGTTTTGTTCAATCTCCGACGAGTATAGACCGTGCCTTTGTTCCGCGTGACCAAAAGATTTAAGTACTACCCGTTCAAATCCTTTATAAGATGGCAAAGTGTCTGGAATGCGTGCCCGAGACGGTGCGTATGTATTCTTCGAAACAGCGGACCCCGATGAGTTGTTCTGAGTGTGGGAAACGGCCGGCTTACTGGTGGCAACCAGCAAATAAGAAAATTCACTTCAAGTAGCTTACCAAAAGATTTAAATACCACCCGTTCATTTGTTGGAACACGAAGTGCCGGGGAGGCCCCCGTGGTGGGGGTGACTCGCTGTTAACGAGACTGTGACAGGTTCGACTCCTGTTCCCGGCGTACAACGTTGACAACTACTGGCAATGGGGCCAAGGCGAAAGATATGGTCTGGTGGTTCGATTCCACCCGCGTTGTCTCGCACATAGAACCGTCATACCCTGCCGCTACCCCATGATGGGATGTTGGGTTGGTCATACCCCCTGCGTGTGACGTAAAAAACCACATTACCCGATGACAAATCATGGAACTGAGTCGCCTTTCGGCCAGTATAAACATATACTCGTCTGTAGCCCCCGAGAGGGAGTGTCCGAACGTGAGGTGGAGTAAGCCCACGTCCCTGCCGACACAGGGACTTCTCCACGGTAGGATGGTTTCACGGGCGAGTGGGCGAGAGGGCGCTAAGGTTTGCGACACTCGTCGGTTATTGTGGCACCTGTTCTGGTGCCAGTGGAGCTTGGGTGGTTCAAGCAGTCCCCTTGTAAGGGACAGTTCGCCGGTTCAAATCCGGCCACTGGCTTCTTTGATGAGTGAGTCCGTTACATTCTATACGTATCGAGCACGAGCACGACGAGTTATCGATGGAGACACGCTAGAGGTTCTCATTGACCAAGGTTTCAACGACTACACAGTAAAGAAGCTCCGTCTTGGCGGTGTGGACACGGCAGAGATATTTGGCGTCTCGAAAGACACCGAGGAGTATCAACTCGGGATGGAGCAAAAAGAGTTCACTGCCGACTTCGTTGAGGTTGATGAGCACGGAGAAGAGGAGTTCCCGCTCTCTGTCCGGACCTCTGGAAAGGGGAAGTACGGCCGATGGGTAGCACGTGTGTGGAAGGATTCGGAGTGCCTGAACGAGTCGTTGGTTGAGGAGTGGCCCGATTCAAAGTCCGAGTACTGATATACAGCTTGGTGAAACTGAAGCTAATCGCCAGACGGCGGCTTTCCGTGCAAAGCCCCTTGTCGTTATGATGGGGCTAGTGACACCACATGTGGATAGGCCATCCATCCGCCGTCACTTGGGAGAATCTGGCCCTTCCTGCTGTACTGCAACCGCTGAACCGCTACTGCACACCCACTACCGCACCAGCCCCGCCGTTAACTTTATTACTAATACCTTCAAAACAGTCCATTAAGTGAGGTTCCTAGAGCGAACGAACGAGTCGTAGACGAGTGAGTGAGCGTGGAACCGAACGACGAAAAGAACAGCTAGCCTAGAGACGCGGCTTCCCGGGCGAGCAACTCCATCTCTTCGGAAGTAAACTCCACACGAGAGGGACGCCCGGGAGTCTCCACAACACCTCTATCTCTGAGGCTCTTCATATGATGCTGTACGGTTCGCTGTGAAACGTCACACTGCTCGGCAAGGAGTTTGTACGTCCCGTGGGGCGAACGCTCCACAATCGCTCTCAGGAGCCTCAGACGAGTTCCGTTCTCTTTCCTGTCCTGTACGCTGTGTGACCACTGCATCAGCCACGTCCACTCCCACATCCATTCCTCGTCGCGTTTCAGTTCCCGTAGCTCTTCGATGGGGTTCTGTGGTTCATCGACCTCCAGCATCTCCGGACGGACGCGGCCTAACCCCGACGGGTGGCTTACCGACAAGGGGCTTTGCACTGTATCTTCGCTGACATGTTCGGTGTCTTCGTCTTGCATGATTCTGACGAAGCCGTTACCTCGTTACAGCGTCGCCACTCTCCGACAAGTTTAAGGGACCCAGCCTCGAAGAAGCAGGTACGGTTCGATACCCCCGAACCTCTTCCAGCGTCGTCCCGTTGGGCGAGCAGTTGTCGTCCGGGTGATGGCACACCCGGACACGCTTTCACGAGTTCACATAGCTTCTGCTAACGGGTTCTACTCGGTGGGTAATCAAGCTTTCGCTAAATACAACCGCTTTCGAAGAACGAGCCGTACATGTATCCTCTCAGTCTCGATATTGTCTCATCGTCCTCTGTGTAGAGCCGGTCGTGCTCGACGTACTCCGAGTGGTCACACTTCTCGCAGTAATATCCGAGGCCGACGAGTTTTTGTTGACCATGCAGTTTCTCAAAAACGTACTTGACGCGGACTGAGTGGCGACCTACATCTACTGGATATATCTTTCTCTTGTCGTTCGAGAGCCACCGACTGGTCGACATAACTTCCGAGTGTCGGTACTCCGGGGTGACTTCTGTCCGGTACGAGTCTATTGCCACGAGTTACTAACTAAACCTTCCGCTGTCGAAAGAAATCACTTAGCCGTTCGAGTGGTTTATTTCGTGCCGCAGACACCATCTCGTTCGCTCGGTCTAGCTCGTGTTGGTCAAATCCATCAAGTCCAAGAACTAGTTGCTTCCGCCAACGTCGAAGACAAGAAACTTTACCATCACCTTCTGCGTACTCTAGAGAACCGTCTCTAAGCATTACAACGTTTTCTTGCTCGAAAACTTCACGTGTTTTCGGTAACGTTCCATCGGCACAGACTTCTTGAAGAACAGACCAGTGTCCTTCAACCTTCTGAATTGACATAGTGCAAATTAAATCCTCCCGTCCGGACTCGAACCGGAGTCTTGGCGTCCAAAGCGCCAAAGGATTGGCCAAACTACCCCACGGGAGTTCATTCTTCCACCTCGACTGAAAGTGTCTTTGTCGTCTCCCACTTGCACTCCCAGCAAAATGCTGTTACGGATATATTTTCACCGTGCTCAGAAAAGAGAACGAAATTTCTGATAGGACGACCAAGTATCGAACCCTCTTCTGGTGTTAGTGTAACCGCTCCATCACCGCATTCAGGGCATTTCTCTGGCATCGTGGGACTGAATGGAGTCGGTAAGATTCGAACTTACGGCATCTCGCTAGCGAAGCGAACGCTCTTCCGCTGAACTACGACCCCGTTCATAAACCCTTTGAATCCGGAGGTACTTAAACCTTTCGGTTGCTTTCACCCACTCAGAAAAGGGTGAACAAACACACGCCGTGCATCGCTCACTGTGTTTACTTTCTCCGTAAAGTTTAAGACCCTCCCGGCTATACGTTAGGGTAGAAACAATGAATCCGGAAGAGTACATTGTCAAGATGGAAGAAGGCGAAGAACGAACTGTTACCGCAAAGAGTCACGACGTTGCGGGTGGGCACGATTTTGTGTCCTTTTACAACAAGCCCGAGGGCGGCGAGGTAGTCTACTTGGTCGAGCGGTACCGAGTTCAGGAAATTATCCCTGTCGAGGGAGGCTCTTCTAACGTCGAAGAAGCCCGAGTGTAATGTCTGAGGACGCTAACATCCTGCCTAACGGGGGTGAAATACACTTCAACGACGGTAGAGATATGCGAGTTGCTGACCGTGTGGTGCTCCTCGACGGCTTCGTGAAGACCATCAACAAGAAGACGTACCAGCTAAACGTCTACCCCTCGGAGGTTGTTGAGGGTGTTTACACTCATACGAATCACCTTGAAGACGAGGAGTGGTGGTGATTTGACGTGAGTGAAAACTCAGTCTATCTGGCTGGCCCCATCCAACACGCCGACAATCATGGGACGAACTGGCGCGAGGAGATTCAAGAAGTTTATCCTGACCGATTCGATTGGCTTGACCCGCTGTCGAAGTATGACCCCACCGACCCGAAGGTGGACTTTTACTTCGATGAGGATGACCGAGACGACCTCTATGAACTGAAGACCCAGACGGCCGATGATGGCTCAAACAAGTATGTCACACCCACGGACATTGTGGAAGGTGACAAGCTCGTCATCGATGAGGCTGATGCCATTCTTGTTGGTTGGTCGGTAGAGCAAGATTCAAGAGTAACTGATTCAAAGACTTCTGACATGAAAGTATGTCCTGAATGTGGCGAAGAAAAGAAGCTCTTAGCCAAACATATTCAAATGAGTGGGTGTTCATGGCCCAAAATTCCTGAACCCGATGTTGAGGCTATTGCGGGGATGGTTCTTGGCGATGGCTCAATTAATAACCGGGATGGTCTCCCCCGACTTGACATTAGTATGATTTCGGGGAAGTTTTTGGAGCATCTGTATGACCGTTTTGGGGTTTTATCTGCTGGATTGAAGGTTAAGAAAACGGCCTCGGCTCAAGCAGTATCGCATCGTGAAAGTGGTTTCAATCCGGGCGCAGAGGCGTCGGAATATTCTGACGTGTATCGCTATTGGACAATTGGGCATCCAGTTTTTGAAGAATTTGCGTCTTGGTATGGACCCAATGGAAAGGAGATTCCAGACGTTTTCAAATTGACACCTGAATCGGCCCGATATTGGTATGTATCGGATGGTGGATTAAATTGGAACAAGAAGGCATCTCGGGCGTATGTTCAGATTAGTAGTGTTGTCGGTGCTTCAGACGAACGACTTGAAGAGTTATTTGATGAGGTGGGATTCTCTCCCAATGTTGGGAATGGGGCTGTTCAGTTCTCCGTCGAGGAGTCAGAGAAGTTCCTTGATTGGATTGGTGACCCGTTACCCAACTTCGAGTATAAATGGGAGTATAAATCGTTCAAGCAGTATGAGCGTGCAAAACCTTTGACCAAAGTTAGCTCAGCGGGGACCCCGATGGAGGTCATGTATCAGTACATGTTGAACGAACTTCACCCGCATCGAGAGCACGTCCCCATCGTGGTGTGGTGGATTGATGGTGAATACTCCAACAGCCACCTCTCACCGTGGATGGAGTATCACGCTGACCGCATAGAGTTCGACCGAGAGGATGCACTCAACACGCTAGAGTTCACACTCGAATCTGACGTGATTGTCGAGTAGTCCACTCTTGGTCGATTCGGTGTGAACTATTCTGTTTTCGGGCGATTAGTGTAACGGTAAAATTCGAGCCTTGGGTGCTCGGTCTGAAGGTTCGATTCCTTCATCGCCCATTTTCTTATCCGGTACCTTTAATAGATACCCGACGAAAGTATAGGGTATGAGTACGAGCAATAACGAAGACCTTGGACATAAGCTCACTGAGTTACAGCGAAAGTCTGAACATAGTGACTTTGAACACGTTGGATACATCGTCTGGGTTAAGGACCAAGTAGAAGAAAGTGGGAAGGTAGCTATTAAAGTCCAGTTCCCTGACGATAGGAGCTACTTTATTAATCATTTCGACTGGCCCGAAGATTGGAATACGGATTCAAAGCTGAAGCGGTTGGTAGAGCATGATAAACTTCCGTTCGCACCGGGGTCGTTCACGAACGAAGAACTACAGGACGAACCTGTCCCCATCGACCCGAAGCGTAGATGTATAAAGATTCCCAGAAAATCACATGAGAGGGTTTGTGAGCCGGCCAAGTAAAAGCTGATGAGTGTCCCGTTCGTGGAAGATACTTTCGATAACATCGAAGAGAATGGCATTCTGGACACATTGGTGGTTCTTGGGGTGAAAGTATACTATCTCATCGTGCTCATGGTGGTATCCATCACTCTTCTCTTGGTGGTTCTATGAGTTCGCTACTCATAGCGACGCTGTGTTGGGCAATTCCTTCAGTTTTAGCTATTTTATTGATGAATGAAAATTGCAAGGAATGTGAGAATGAACTAAAGACAACCACTTTCTTCGTCTTGTTAGGGTTCTCTATCTTTGGTGCGGGTATTGTGGGTCCTGTGGAGTCTACTGAAGCGATGGTTGAGCATGAAATTGTTGAAGAGGATTTCTTCGACAAATACCCCAATGATGAAACTATTTACATTACTAAACAGGGAGCTGTATTCACTGGGTTCTACTGGGCGTTCGGATTATCATTCGTAGTTCTGTCTGCAATTGCAGGTGATGCTCTTCATGAGTTCAACATGAGAGTTGAACATCACCGAAAAACTTAAATACCACCCGTCCATAAAGCTTAAGTACTAATGGACGAACAGAAGTCTGAATGTAATTCGATTGAGAGCGGAGAGCCACCTGCGGTTACTATCAACTACGGAGTTTTTGAGGTTGCCGTGTACGGGGGTTCAGGTGACTCACTCGAAAAAGTCGAAGAGGCAACTGAGAGGCGCGTAGAAGAAGCTATGAAGAATATCGAAGAACTCAAGCGAATGGATTACGACCTTAGCGAAGAGTACACAGAAGAGGATGACCGAGGACCGACCGGTCGGATGAGTCAGTAGTCAGTCTGCCACCGCGACAGGTAAATTTTCGTTAAGTACTTCTGTCTCTGTATCCCGAACATCGACGGGAGGATGGACGAAGAGTGCGTGTCCGACGAGCGCAATTGCGAACAAGGAAAACACACTCACCACCATCGGTGTTGTGAGGATTGCTGTCACCGCTCCAGCGAGGAGCAGGAAACCTATACCAGCCAATACTTTGTCGTAGTAGTTTGCCATTTTTCATCACCTACATTAATAGTTGCACTTACCCCTATTCGTTGGGGCAAGTAGGTGGCTCGGGTGAAAAAGGACCTCCGAGCCTGACTGTGTGTAAATATGAGTGGGTGGTATATAAGTCTTTCGGTTAAAGTGAGTAATTTTCGGGTCGGGGAAAAGTTTAAGTACCCCCGGAACATAGCTGTGGGTGCAGGAAGAGAAAAAGGCGGGACCTTTAACAAAGGTAAACACACTTGAGGAAGTGGTGCTGTGCGCGGGTGTGGTCTAGTCCGGTTACGACACTCCCCTTACATGGGAGAGGCCGAAGGTTCAACTCCTTCCACCCGCATGATGCCACCGTTGGACAGTTTGGCCGTCCGTCCGCTTGCTGAGCGGGTATCCTCACGGGTTCCCCGGTTCAAATCCGGGCGGTGGCGTAATCAAAAGACTTAAGTGCTACCCGACTCTCCGTTCACGTATGCAAAAGTTTGTTGTAAAAGTTCGAGAACGTGAGACTGAGATGGTGCGTGCCATGCGAGCTAGTTCGGTTGATGAAGCAAAGCGAGCCTTCACTGAGGGTGGTATATTCAGCCATCTCGAACTGCTTAGTATCTATGACTTCGGTGATTATGTTGAGAACTTCGAGCAGAAAGTGGAGTACGCCAATGGAATGGTCCGATTTGGCGAGCGAGCGTTTCAGGATAAGCGTAACGTTGGTGAGTTCAATTAATGGGCGTCGAGGTATACGTTGCCAGCGACGATGATGAACTTCTAGGAAAGCTAAAAGAAAAGTATCCCGAGCAGTCGTTCCTCACCAACGACTCAGACGCGGAAGCTGAGCCGAGTAAGGTTGTTTCAGCCTCTCACGAGGTGGTCGAAGAGTCGGATGGTGTTCTTGTTGTCTACGATGGAAGTGAGGATTACATTGCAGATGTGCTGGTTCGGACAGCCTACGAGCACGGAACACCGGTAGTCGTCTATAACGACACTGATGAAACCGTTGAACCGTGGTTGGCCTATCACACTCGGTACGTTGATGACCGTATCTCACAGGCAGTTCCGTGTCTGTTGATGTATGCTGGTGTGTCTGCGGAGCAGGTCGTCAGTAAGGGTTGAGTGAGGCGTAACATTTAAGACCCATCCGACCATCTTTTTGGTCACGATGGGTATTCGAAACTTCGCCAACTTAGCTACTGAAAAAGAGCCGTTAAAGCTCACTACTGCGGAATATACTGTCGAAGACAGTGGGAGCGTTCGTGATGAGCCGATTGTTCACCTCATCTGCCGACGCCCGAACGGGAAGCGTCGTCATATCGAGGTAGAGGGGTTTTACCCTTCGTTCTACATCACCGGAGAAGAGTTCCTTGAGAACAAGACTGAACTCATCAACGAAGGACGTATTCGGTGGATGGAAGTTCCTGAGTCGATGGTCAACAAAGAGGACGACAGGGAACTCTTTTTCCAAGATTCCGTTCGGATGATGGACGACGGGAATGAAGTGCAAACGCTTCACGACGAGAAGCTGGTAAAGATTGTCTGCGGCATCCCCAAGCATACCTCTAACCGAAAGAACGGTGGACTGTCGGACTACTTCGACCAGACGTGGGAATCTGACGTGTTCTTCACCCAGCGTTTTCTTATCGACACCGGAGTCAAGACGGGATTCCGCGCCCCCGTTGGTGAGGACCGAGTTCACTTCTCCGAGCTTGAGCCGCTCAGCCCGGAAGAGACACCCAACGTCGAGTCACGAACAATATATCTTGACATTGAGGTGTATAGCGATGGGGAGTTTCCGGACCCGACGGAAGCTGAACAACCCGTCACGTCTATCTCTGCTTACGACAGCTACGATGACGAGTACAAGGCGTGGATTCTGCATACTGAAGAGTGGGCAAACACAGTGCCGGGCGGCTACGGAGGCAGTGAAGAAGACTTCGAAAAGATGGAGGACCACTTCGAAGAGCAGTACGACGAGCGGTGGCCGGGGACGGAGGTGCGTGTGTTTGCCGATGAATCATACCTGTTAGACGACTTTCACGAGTATGTCATAGACCGCCGTCCCGACATTATGACGGGCTGGAACGCGCACAAGAACGATATTGGGAACGGGTTCGATTTCCCCTACCTCATCAACCGTAGCAAGGCTGTGAACGCGTGGAACGTGAACGACTGGTCTCCCCTTCACAACGGCAATGTCTTCGTCACACGGGCTGGGAGCGCCGTCGTAGAGGGGATAGAACTCTTCGACATGCTCCGGGCCTACGAGAAGACACAAATCCACGAGCTTGACCAGAAATCACTCGACTACGTTGCCAACAAAGAACTCGGGATGGGGAAAGAGGATATAGACGACCTCAACGACGCATGGGCGTGGGAGCCCACCAAATTCCTGATGTACAACATTAGGGACACCGAGGCAGTCGTTGAGATTGAAGAATCGCAGTCGGTCATCTCGATGTACGACCACCTTCGTGACGTGACCGGGCAGTTGTACTCCGAGTGTCACCACAACATCTCGATGATTGACATGTTGTTCCTGCGTGACGCCTTCGAGAAGAACATCGCTCTGCCGACCTCAGAGAAGCCCAACGTGCGTCATTATCACGGAGCAAAAGTGTTCACGCCCAGCCCCGGTCGCTCCGAGAACGTCTTCTACCCCGACTTGGCGAGCCTGTACCCCAACCTCTTCTGGGCGACAAACATGTCCCCCGAGACTGTCATCGGCAACTACGAGGACTTACAGGCGTCCGACTACGCCGAGGAGGACTGTTTCGTCGTCTACTGGGACCCCAGAGACGAGGAAATGAAGAAGGACGACGACACGCCTGACTATGTTGCTGACCAGCACGACGAGGCGCTCTACGTCATCAAGCCCGACATTAAGAAAGGGTTCGTGCGCGACAGCATCGGCAGTCTTATTGATATGAAGTATTTATATAAAGGCACTGACAAATATGGTGCTGTTAAGCGCGTGACTAACTCTTGCTTCACCCCCGATACTGAAGTCATGACCCCTGACGGTGTTCGGAATATTCGTGACCTTGACGTTGGTGATAAGGTGTACTCACTAAATCCCGACACCCATCAGATGGAGGTCAAACAAGTTACTGAACTCATCGAAAAGCCCGATTACGACGACGAGTTAGTCACCATTCAGAATAACACTATCGACCTGAAGGTAACTCCTGACCACCGCCTCTATACCAAGCGACAGCGCCACAGCGACGAGTTTGAGGCAGTCGATGCTGGAGGCCTCAACAGTTGGACGAGCTATGAGATGGCTACTGACTGGTCTGTGCGGGAGAGTGGTGGTGTTGGTCGGATTGACCTTGCTGAGTACGTTAACTCGGACTTCGAAGTGACCGAGACGGATGGTGTTGAGTACATTCGCAACGCAGAGACGATTAATGGTCGCCCCGGATGGGTCAAGCGGTATTACTCCGAGGAAGAGATGGCCAAGTTGGTTGGCTGGTTCGCAACTGAAGGACATTCGGTCGTTAGCTCAAGTTCGAGAGTCGCTATCAGCCAAAAAACCCCTGAACATTTCGAAGAGGTGGAGGAGTGCCTCTCGTCTACGGGACGATACGTCTCTAAAGACGCGAATGGGTTCAATGTGCACAATCGCCTTCTCGCTGAAGCCACAAGGAACATGTGCGGCGAATCCTCGTCAGAGAAGAAGCTCCCCGAGTGGGTGTTTGAGACAAAAGCATCGACGCGGAAAGAGCTTCGTAGCGTCCTCATGAAAGGAGACGGAGACTCGGACGCTAACCGATTCAGCACCCAGTCCAAGAAGCTCCGTGACCAGTTCCTCCAACTCTGTTGGGAACTGGGTGACCCCGCGCAGTACAATCGTGATAGCGACGTATGGTGCGTTTACTTTGGCGAAAAGAGCCAGTCGTTCCGCATGAATCGGTCGGGTAACCGTGAGGGAGACGGTAACACCGAACAGGCCGAAAACGGCGTCTATTGTGTGCAAGTCGAGGATAACCATATGCTCGTGGCAGGTCGGAACGGGAAATTTGTCAACATTTTTAATTGTTACGGCGTAATGGGCGACTCAGACACATACGGGAAAGGTTTCCGACTCTTCGACGTTCGTATTGCAGAAGCTATCACGCTCGCTGGCAGAAAGGTGCTGGAGTTCACCGCGAAGCAGATTCGCAACTGGCTCCAGAATAACGGCTTCCCCGAGGCCGAGATTGTCGGCGGCGACACGGACTCTGCGATGTGTTCTGTCCCCGGCTACGACATAGACCCCGAAGATATTTGGGCCGACTTCGTGCGTCACCAGAACGGAGAGCCTGTGCAGACACCCATCTTCAAGTCCGCAAAGTATGCCAACGACTCCTACGACGAGTTCATGGCAGAGACGTTTAACATCGAGAAGTCTGAGGGCTACGAGCACAAGATGGAAGTCGAAGTCGAGTGTGTGGCCGACGCGCTCTTCTTCAAGAGCGATTACGACGCCGACAACCCTGAAGAAGTCGGCAAGAAGAAAAGATACTCGCAAACTGTTGTCGTAGATGAGGATGATGGAATTATCGAGAACCCCGAGGCAGAGCACACTGGGTGGGACCTCGTTCGTTCTGATGCCTCTGGTGTCACCAAATGGGCCCAAGGACAGGTTCTCACTCTCATCCTGAAATCGGATACACCGAAGGATGACACGCTAGACTTCCTTGAAGAATCTGTCAATTATCTTAAGAACGGTGACCTCGACGGACTTTCCGAAATGGCAGGCAGAGAGTTCACGATGGAGGATGTGGGCATACCGAAGTCTATCTCGTCGGCCCCGCCCGAAGAGTATGGTGTCGATGATGAGACGGGAGAAAACACACGTACTCCGCACCCCCACATCCGTGGAGCGAAGTACGCAACCCAGAACATCCCTGACGAGAGCATCGAGCAGGGGGCGAAGCCGTACCTCTACCATGTCGAACGGATGGGTGGTGACTATCCCCAGACCTACACTGCCGACACACTCGAAGACGGGAACATCGTGGACGCCATCGCGGTCGAGAACCCGAGCAACATACCGAACGAGGCTCGTATGGACTGGGACGTGATGGTCGAGAAACTGCTCAAAAATCCGATAAACGAGATTATCATGACGATGGGGTGGACTTGGGAAGACGTAACAAACGAAGGACGGCAAGCAGGACTGGACGCATGGGCATAGCGTAGCACACTGTGTTTACCTACTTTGTTAACCGAAACACTTAAGTGCTACCCGAGCAAACTTTTGGGTGTAATGGAATACGACCGTACCCAAGTTCAACTTTTGTTTCAAGATTATGGGGAACTCATGTTCGTTCTCGAATCCGACCGCGAATACGAACTTCACACTGGCAATGTAGAGTTCGAGGACGAGCAGATGGTTGCAAAGGGGTTCAACGAATCCACTGGAGAATACGAGAAAGTCTGGATTCCCTACGACACTATCGAGCATGTAAAGACTCACGAGGCACTGTAACGCGCAAAAAATTTTATCATGGCCTGTGGTACTGCCTCTCATGAGTCGCCCTCCCGGTTCAACTCCGAAGAGCGACGCCTAACTACAGATATTCTACACATGTTACACAAAGACCCGGTGGCGCTGAACGACTCGCTTATCGAAGTAGACGGTGAAAAACTCGAATACGAGAGTCTGTCCTTCTGGAGCGATACGTTTCGGAATGCAGACCTTCTACAGTATCAAGAGAGTGATGTACGTCTTATGCCTACTAACACTCCTGAAACGACAACGTTCGAGATTACAGTAACCGTAGCTGACGTACCGGAGTATCTTGAAACGTTCTGGGAGACAGGAGAAAGGTTTTCAATATACGTTGAAAACGAGTACTTTGACCTCTCCGTGGATAACGCCCGGATAGAGGGGCTCGATGACGGAACTGTAACAATCGTCGCAAACGTTCGCTGGAGGGCTATGAGTAGTGTCTGTTAGAGCATCTTCTGCTTCGCGGATGGATTTGTACCAAGTCGAGGTTGATGGGTTTCCGTTCTTCGCTGAGCAGTTCGAATGTTCGAGAGAGGTTGAAACCACACATGCTGGAGTCGGTAATGGCGGAATGGCACAAGGAGCTATGGTGAACCAGACCTCTGTAACCGGAAAAGTTGTTTTTGAAGGCCAATTTATACACGAAGAACTCAATAATATATTTTTCTCCAACAAGACGCCGGAACCAGTCGAAGTTGAAGTAAAGTCATTGTTCGCGGATGAAAATCATGCCACATTTATGGAGGCGATGGCAACTTCAATACACCAGACTGCTGAGTCGGGAAGTAACAAAGTAGAAGTAGATATAGTCTCTAAAGATGTTACGCAATTGACGTAACTTTTAGCGAAAGATTTAAGTCCCCCCGGACTCAATTCTTGAGTACGTTATGGTACTTACGTCTTTTGGTTTAGGGTGGTCTCCATGAGCCGTCAGAAACGTGGGTTAGATTACGAACATAAGTTGGCGGCTGGTATTTTCGAACTGAGCGAAGGAAAAATAATTCCGATACGCTCGGGGTATTCTGGAAACCAATCAGTTCCCTCACCAGACCTTCTTATCCCGTTTGGTGGAGCACTGGCCGCAGTAGAGGCCAAGACAACTTCTTCTGACACGTCTCTGATAATCGAGCCTGAGGACATTGAGGATATTGCGTTCTGGGCCCTGCGTATGTCGGAGGTTCCGACGTATCCGTATCTTGCAATCAAGTTCAACCGACGTGTTGTGTATGTCACACGTCTCACTCGTGTGAGTAACACGAAAAAGTGCTTCGAGAAAGAGGTTGAGAAGTGCCCGTTTGACGCGACTGTGACGAAGACTGGAAACTTGAGCTTCAGAAAACCGGACACAGATGAGTGGTCCTCGGTGAAGGGTGCTGACGGACCTAACGGGAAGAAAGACGCCCATATGGTCCTTGAGTCACTCCGTGACGACCAGTTCGAACACCCGTCTGTGATAGAGGTACTGAATCAGAAAGAAGAGTACTTCGAACAGTTCGGTGACGATTAATTTCGATGACAACGGCTATCGATTTCGAGATGCTCCTCGATGCGCTTGACCAGAACGCAGAGGGGTATGTTTACGTCATCAAGCTCCGTCGCTCTGACGACAAACTATACTACTATATTGGAAGTGTCACATCTGGTCTCGATGGACTAAAAAAGCGAATCCAGTCCCACTGCCGACTCAACGGTGAGTGCTCTGCCCCAGTCCGAGTAAACGGAACTGAAGTACTTCTGGGAAAGCGAGACGATGTTCGCAAGGGAGAATACGAGTTTGTCTCCGTCGAAGAAATAGAACCCGTCTACACATCTAGAGACCGTCACATCCGGGAACTGGAGCGTCAGAAGTCGATGGACGTGGCGTTTGAACACGGAACGAAGAACGTCCTCGGCGGTAAGTGACGAGAGCGAAACTCTTTTATATAACACCCTTCTACCTCAAATCGCCGTGGCAACCCCGCGGTGAAATGGGTAGGTTCTTGCACTGCCACTCCATTTCGTTACAAACGGCCTGAGCCGCCGCTGAGCGGTTTTCTCTTCACCGAGATGGATACCCCTCGTTAACTGAAAATGCTCGTCAGGAGCCGCTCCTCGGCCTGAGATAGCGCCACAACAGAAATACACCTTTCATCCGTCGAGTAACTCGTCCTCTGTGTACTCGTAAGCTTGCTCAAACCCACCGGGTAAAATCGGCTTGTTCGAGTGGGCGTATCTGTGCTTTTCCGAGCCACAGAACCTGTTTTCGTAGAAGTCAGTAGAAATTTCATCAGTTGGGTCACGGTCGGCGCTAAGCGCGTGTTTATCCTCTCCCCGAAAAACGCGATAACATACGTCGCAGACTAACTCGTGTGTGTTGACCCATAAATCACCTTCTTCACAGTTTGGACATTCGCCCTCAGTTACGTCGTAGTTGTCGTCCTTGAGACTCATGGTCACTGCCATTATGCATCGTCCACACCAGCTTCAACGATTGATTCGAGGTCCTCGTTCATCCCTTCACGCAGGTCTGCGAACTCTTCGAACATTTCTTCGGGAGTCTCGAACCACTCGGGTGAGCTACTGACTTCCCACGTCTCTGAGTCTGGGTGCATCTTGATGACTTGACACTGGTCAATCTCGATATTGACAGCGTTCTTGTACGCAGTCAACTGCATTTTATGCTTGTCGTAGACCCGCTTGCTAGTCTTTAAATCTGCCAGTGTCACCTTTCCGTCCTTGTCGATGTAGAGCATGTCAAATTGACCTGCATATCCAAGGCTCGTATTCTGGACGAAGCATTCAACGTCGAGAACAGAGTCATGGTTGATGCCATGTTTTGCCTTAATCTCTTCCCACGCTTCTTGTGCCCAGAATAGATTCGCTCGGTATTCTTGCCATGAACCGTAGTCTGTTCCTTTTTTGAGTTCCTGTTCAGCTTCCTCCTCGTTGTGGCCCCCAATATCTTCCTCGGCAAATGGGTCCAGAAGATGATAGTGAATAAGGGTACCACGGTAACTTTTAAAATTCAAAATATTCCTCCAATGTGGTCGTCCGCCAGTTCCGTCGTTCCACTGCTTCCATTTCTTTAGCCCTTCAGGTGTCGGCTTAGTATCAAGTACTGTCGTAACAGATGGGAGGTACATTTCGTGTTCATCAGAAAAATAAACACGACCAACTCCCTCTAGTGTTCTTCGTTCTAGTCCCATTTATGAGCGAAAGTTGAGTCGGGTGATACTTAAGTCTTTCGGTAAAGTAATATTTTACTCAGCCGGATGTGCGGGACACTCCATTCTCTCATTTGATTCGGCTTTAATATGACAAGATTGGCATAGTACTACTATATTTAGTTGGAAGTTAGAATCTTCAACGGTGAAATATTCACTCTGTATAAATGCTCTTCTGGGCAAGATGTGATGAGCGGAGAGCCTTCTACCGTTTTCCTCTTCTGTTTTCCCGAAGATTTCACACTCTCCTCCGGCACGCTCCCATGCTTCTTTTCGAACATTTATCCAATTTGACCCAAATTGACGATATTTACCATTTCGGTAATTAGGGTTGTCCTCACCGGACCACTTCCTTGCCCTCCAATCTGATGTACATTTTGTACTGCAAAATTGGCGCTCTTGGTCCTTTGTCCGAGACTTCATTTGTTCAAACTCTGTTTCACATTTTTCACAAGTTACCATGACTCGGTTATCGGACTCTCTGTATTTTGCTGAACAAGACCTATCACAAAATTTTTTCTTTTCTGAAGGTCTATACGATATTTCATTTCCACAGTATTTACAATTATCTTTTATTAAATTCTTTTGAAATTCATCATGGCATTCTTTACTGCAAAAAAGGTTATTTGAGCGATTTAACTCATTTGGCTCACGATGTATTCCTTTAGAGCAGTGAGAACAATTAGCTTTGACCATATTAAGCAATTCTTTTTATAACATATAAATCTTTCGCCTGAGTACGCTCCTTGGTAAAAAGTTACCGAAACGTTTAAGTACTGCCCGGTACAAAAGGGGTATATGACGAACCTAACTGACATTACTGGCGTGAGCGAGTCTCGCGCTGATGACCTTCGTGAAGAAGACTTTGTGACCGTAGACGACGTTGCTAACGCAACTGAGAGTGAGCTTACTGAAGTCTCCGGAATCGGTGGCGCGACTGCCCCTGACCTCATTCAAAGTGCCCGAGATGTTATTCGTGGTACTGTTGATGATGAAGTTGAGGAAGAAGAAACAAACACAGATGGCGATGCTGAGCCTGAAGAAGAGACTGAGGAAGAGTTCCCCGACATAGATTCGACTACTGAGGAAGAAGAAGTGACTGTCGAAGACCTCGAAGAAGTTAATGGAGAAGAGCCGGAAAACGAGCCGGACGACGAACTGTCTGTTGAAAGTGACGACGGTGAACCTGAGAACGTGGATGTGACTCCCGAAAAGTACGATGTATCAATCGAACTGAAGAACGAAGAACAGTTCGACTATGTACTGTATGCGCTCATTGACATGCGACTTGGCCGACTCAACGTCACCTACGAGCAGGAATCTATTTCAGTCGAACTACTAAACGAGTTCCGACCGCTGGGTGGCGCTGGGAGTGTCACTATCAGTCTAACAAGTGCAGAACTAAACGCACTTCACGCACTCCTAACACAGACTGCAACAGCGTATCAGGGTGAGAGTGCTGTCGAGGCGTTCAATGCAGTCCGAGAAGTAAAAAATCAGGTTCAGGATGCCCGTGAAGAGTACCTTCTCTAAAGGTTAATCTTCACCAAACCGTTCGAGAATATCTTCTATTTTCCGCTCGACCTCTAAAATACGCTCTTTAAGGTCCTCTCGTTCTACAGAAGAGTCATCCATGTCGTCTTGTAACTCTTCTACTTCTTTTTTCAGTTCCGATACTTCTTTAACGAGTCCAACGTGGAGGGGATTGTTTTCCTTTCCGAAGATGGCGGCCTCTTTTTGCCCTTGTCCTTCTTCAAGCTCTTTGAGGCGGCTGTGGGTATTATAAAGTACCCAGAAGAGAGCACCACCGATTGTGCTAACCACAAGGGAAATTGCCGCCAACGCCGCATGAACAGCACTCCACGAAAAGAGTGGTACCAACATATCAGTAAATTAGTTTTTCGACCAGAAACCGCAACTGTGTTTGATTTTTCTTGCGATACTATTTACCTGAGTTTCTGTACGCTTCGAGTGTGTCTGTTCCCCAGAGCCATGTAGCGGCCATGCCAACGACGAGGGCAACGAGAGCGAACCACTGTTGTGTAATCAGCGATAGGCTAAGAACACCTGCGGCTCCCAGACCGACGATGAGCATAAATCCAATGAGAACTGCTGTCGTGATAGCTGATGAAAGATATGTCCATCGTGTATCTGTATTTGTTGTTGTTGCGTCAAGGTCTATGCTTTCTTGGTCTTGCTTTTCACTTTCTGTGTCCATATTTCTAACTACTGTATCCCTCCTTGATTGAGATACTCATCGCTCACGTAAGGTGGTAAGCAGAGTCCGCCTTTAAAAAGTCTCAGCGGTTATTTACTTCGTCACGTTCGACATATTCTTGCTTTCATCTATGTCAAACGTATTCTTTGCCCACTCTTTACCTTTCTGTGGGTTCCAGTCAACGCCGTTGTAATGGTCTCTGGGACGAACCCACGGATTCAACTCGTAGTGGGCCCAGACAGCTACACCATCTTCATGCGGCCAGAGACGGACGTGATACTGGTACTCTCCAAAGAACCCGTTCGGGACATACGCATAGCTTGCACGCTCATAGACGCGCTCACCGTCCTGTGTCTCTCTCCACTTGAGTGCGGCGAGGTTCCGAGAGTAGACGTTCTCCATCGACTGAAGCTCTTCAACTACGTCTGCAACGGTTCGGTCAACAATTACCCCTGTATAGGTTCGGTTTTGTCCCTTTTTGGAGAACATAATATCTTTTCCGAACCAAGATTCTTCATTTTGTTCAAATATTGGTACTACAATCCGACGGAAGGTATTAAGGTCAGGGTACATGCTTCTAAATTTGTACCCAACTACTTCCGTCCCAATATTGGACGTTAGATGGAATGTTCCCACTGCCGTATTTTACGACTTTTTCGTTCCAAGAAGAACCATCGTAGATTTTGGCAACAAATGCTACCTGTATAGACTGTTCTGATGAAGATGCTGAACCTGCGGAATTATATACATTTACTCGGTAATAGTTCGCCTTTCCGAGAGTTGGGCTAGAATCAGTGTACGAGGTCGAATCAGCCGAAATATCTGCTATTTGTGATAGTGAGCCACTGCTTGTACCACGGTATATTTTAAATCCACTTTCATTATCAGAATTATCACTCCACGTAAGCTCAACAGAGGTTGCGTCAGGCGATGAGAGTGATAAGTTAGATGGAGCAGATGGTGGTGCTTTATCAGTACTAACTGTTATTACACTTGAATCAGCCGATTTATGCTCAGTTTTGGCAGTGACGTAGAAATCATACGTAGTGTCCGATGAAAGACTAGATACAGTATAAGATGTACTAGTTACATTTCCATCTTTAGTCCATGAAGAAGTTGATGATTCTCTATAATATATATCATATGAATCAGCATCAGAAGAACCCCAATCTAAAACTACAGACGAAGAATCTTTTCCATCTTCGTGTAATGGGCCGGGAAAACTTAGGTCAGTAGTAACACTGACTTCGGTGGATAGGCTTTCAGTCATTGGTCAGATGATGCTATTCTATAATAATATTTTTCTCCATTTGAAACTGTACTATCCGTGTAAGAGGTTGTATTTCCTTCAATAGAATCTATTTGAGTATAGTCACTTTGAGTTGAGCCAGAACTTTCTGAACGATATATATTGAATGAAGTAGCATATTCTGCATCCCAAGACAAATATGAGTCATTGTTGCTAAGAGAAGCACTAACATTTGTAGGTTCAGATGGTGGTACAGTTTGAGTTATATCGTCAATATAATAGACCATATCACCATTATAGCTGGAAGATTCTATATAAATACTGTCTAATGTAAGTTCTTTATTAATACTTCCCATTGAATCACTATTCCAAATCTCACCCGTATCTTTTTCAATAACTCTTGCATCTAAAGAGTATCCGTCATCTGGATAAAACTCAAATTCTATTCTATATTCTACGTTTTCAGTGAGGTTACTAAATCCGAGAGAATCATACATACTATCATACCAATAATGTACATCATCATCATCAATGGAAAATTCTAATTGATTATAATCCCCAAATACAAGTCGAAATTCGCCACCATTTATCTTTGTAAAAAGTATATCAAAACTAACTATTCCGCCTGCACTGGTATCAGGATAATGGAACGAAGCTGAAGATTCACTGTAAAGGTTGGCATCAGTAGATGATGTACAAGATACTTTTAGCTGTTGGCTTCCATCAAAATAACCCCAATTACCTGTTTCTATGTTAGCCCCTACATAGTAGTCATTAACATCCCACCTATCAAGGCCGTTTTCAAAGTCTTCTATTATTTCTGTAATAGCCATAATTTACGAAGTATCAATCCACACGTCGTTTGTACTTGGACTGCTCGGTGATGAAGACTGAACGAATATATTTGAGCCGTCTACACTATCAGCGTCAATTCCACCACCACTTCCTTCATCATTCTGTGTTAAAATGGGGCTTCCACCAGCAGTGGTACCGCTGTTCAGAGATGCTCCTGTAACAACATCGACCGATTCAGGAGCAACATCATGTGAAGATTTGTAGTGCTCATGTACAGCCTGTACTAGCTCCTCGTAGTTAGGACTCTCTCCAGTAAAGGAACCCTCATCTTCTCTTGCATACACTACATTAGAGTCTTCATTTTTCTCATGGACACACTGAGCACAGACTACTGTCTTTTGCTTACCATTGATTTTGTTGTACTCTACGTACCCGTAACATCCATCATATTCTCCATACTCAACTACTCCGATGTACAGCCCGTCTTTAGTTTTAATACTAACAACCGGGTCTACCAAGTCCCCAGAAACTTCACGGAGGACTGATTGAGCTTCCCATTCGTTAAGAGAGCATGTTTCTTTGATTAGCTCGACCGACTCCTGCTGTGTGAAAAGCTCTCCTTCATTTTCATGAAAGGCGTTTGCGGCATCCCGAACGTTCTGATACGTGAGTTTTCTCTCACTTTCAGATTGTTCAAGAATTTCTTTTGCGTTTTCTGACATACTAACTTTTACTCTTCAGTTTCTTCTGCAAGCTCTTTGGCTTCTTCCTGCTGTTCTCGCTGGCGCTCTACTTGACGGTATGTATCGTGTATAATCTCTTCAACCTCGTTGCGTAGCTGATTCTCGTACTGTTCTCCGAGCATTTCTGAAAGCTGTTCGTGTAGACCCTCGTGAAGACTCGAAACGTTGACTTCAATTTTAGACATGGTTACGTAGTACTCTTGTTCTCTTTTTGAATCCGGTTACTTATAAATCTTTCGGTAGTGATTCTAACTATTACAGTGCAGAACCCTCTACATATTCTCCTTCGATAGAGAGGTTTCCGTTTGTTCTGTCGAGGCTCATCCTATCTTCACCGTTCGACTCGTCAGACCAAACCATCGAATCTGTATCTCCGTGATACCTCATTCCGAAGTAACTTCCTTCTCCGAGCTTAAGCAGAGCATCTTCCAAGTCGAGATTCATCGACGGAGTTCCAGTGTCCGCTGTATCTGAACCCGGAGATATTTTCACAGTCCCGGAGCCGTCGTCAGGCCCTTCGAATGTGAAGTTGTTAGCCTTCCAAGTATCTGCTTTATCAGCACGAAGGAACTGTGTTACTTCAAGGCCTTCGAACAAATCAGCGTTTAGTCCTATCCACTCACTGCCGTTGTCGTACTTCACCCTGCCCGTATCCGAGGCGATAAACACACGGTTTTTCGTTCCTTGGCTCGGGAGATTACTCTCTGTGTTTGCTATTATTTCACTGGCATCTGAATCCGCTATTTCCTCAAGGCTAGTCGTCTTGGTGTGATGGTCGTCAGTGTTTACGCCTGACAGTTGGCTGTGGGAAGTAACTCCGATGTTCTTCCATGAGCTACCGCTGTCATACTGTATTATTCCAGTGTTTGATGAAATGAATACAGTTCCGGATGAACCCGCTGATGGCCGATTGGACTCATTGTCAATGATAATATCTGACGCATCTGAATCGTCAAGTTCATCCAGAGAGACGGTCTTTGAGTGGTGGGCGTCTGCTGTCCCTTCGTGTTGATTGAGTTCGGTCTGTGTAGCCGGGTCGAATCCGAGGTCGGAAGGTGAGATTTTAGACGCGTCGAGGGAGAGACGAATCCAAGAGTTTCCATCATCGTAGTAGACAGACTGTGTGTCTGTCTCGAAGAATATCCTACCCTCTTTACTTGCTGTCGGTCGATTACTCGAACTGTCCTCTATAAGACCAGTTACACCATCAACGTCATCATCTCTGAGACTCTGTATTCCTGAGTACTTCCAGCCAGATTTAGTGTAGTACCAAAGACCCTGAGTGTCAGAGCTATCTCCGGTAATGTATATTATATTACCTTCACCACTTTCAGCCTTTCTAACTTCACCGTATATTGGGATTCCAAGGTCGAGAAACGAGCGGAATCGACCGACTTCAATATCTGGATTCCTGTTCTTGAGCGATTGGCTGTTGCTAGAAGTATCTATTTCACCAAGTAGAAGCTCATCAGAACTGGCATTAGCATCGTTGGTATAGACATTAATCAGCGGACTATCATTACTCCCAACATTCCCATCCAGATATACATAATTTACTGTGCTTGAAGAAAGTGGAATTGTTTCACTTGGAACGTGAAGTGCATACAGCGCGTGTAGAACGCTCTCACCGTTTCCTTTACTGGATTCATCTTTCAGGACAAACGCTTTTCCAGTCGTCACATCTGCTGTGAGATTGCTATAATCTACGTTCTGGAACTCCAATCCAGTTTCTACATAATCAGACAGGTTTGAATGTCCGACGTGTGCCGCGAAGTCCTCTGCAAATCCTTTATCACCACTTTGTGGAAACGAATTTTGTGTAACCATTTTACTCTGTCACCGTAACCTTAAATTCAAACACTTTGTTGTCACCGCTGTCTATTGTAACTGCATTACCACGGACTTCTCTGTAGATTAGAGTTCCGTCCGAAGAAAACAGACCAAACTCTACAACATCAGAGCCTGCTGTCACTTCTGTTCCGCCAGTAATGGAAATGGTGCATCGTATTTCTCCGGTATTTGAGGTCGCCTCGATTGTGACATTTCCACTTGATTTTGACTGCCGATACTGCTCGTTTGCAAGTTGTGTGTCAGACTTTTTCACCGAATCGTTTCCGGTTCCAACTGCAATAATATCTATATTTTCGTTATAACTCCCATCTACGGAGCGTGTAGTGAACCAGTCCTTTCCAACGTCTGTAATTGCGTGTGCCATAAATTACTGCAATTTCCAGCTACCGTCGAGGGTAATCTCGTCTGTCCCGAGGCCAGATGCAGATGAGATGACCTTTGTCTCGGTTGCATCAATCTTTACATTTGCACCTTCAAGAGTTACCACCGGAGTACTCGATAGTTCTACACCTGATGGGTCCGCCAATTCTGCAACATCGTCTACAACACTGGATAGAAACCCAACATCTGTATCATCAATACGCACTCCGTATTCGTTATTTTGAAAGTCTTCATCGATTATTACGTTTTCAGGGTCCGTCCCAACAGCAGAGCCGATTGCAAACTTGAGACCCGGTTTCGTGCCTCGGCCACGGAATGATTGAACAATACCTTTGAGGTATGCTCTGTACTCCTCATCCGAGCGACCACGACGCTTTCCGAGTTCTCCGAACTTTGAGCCTATCTTTTCGAGGTCCGACGAATGTGCTTCATCAACGTGCCGGGATTGAAGTACGTAATCGAGGTCCGCATCGAACTTTTTTATTTCCGACTCATGTGCATTTATGAAATTGGCAAACACAGATGGATTGCCTTCTTCATCCTCCACTTTGAATATCTGGGGGAAGTAGTCGATAATCCGCTCATCGACAATTGGCTCATAGTCCCCGCTGTAAGAACTCCAGCCGTAATCGTCAGTTCCGTATTCAGGCATTCTCTACTGTTTATTCCTGCTTTACCCACTCTGGCTCTGTGGTGTACTCTCCGACTTCCGGTGCCGGAAGGTCGGTTTCTGCTTGTCTCGGAATAGGAATTGAACCGTTAAGGCCGAGGTCGTACTCTCCATCGTCAGTTTCGATGTGCCCAGAGTCTGTGTGAAGCTGAATGAGATTTGAAATAAGTTGCCTCAACTCTTCCTGAACTTCTTCTTGCTCGTCAATAAGTGAGTTGGCAGTCGATGTGTTTACGTCTGCGTCCGAGAAGGCTTCTGCTTGGTCTGAGAGTTTGCTAATTTGATTCGACAACCTGTGCATATCGGAGGCTATCTGAGAAGCGTCTTGTTCTTGCATGAAAAGATTAAGGTTACTTGTGTTTTTAATCCGGTGGTACTTAAATCTTTTGGTCAGAGTGCCGCACCTTCCGAAAAGCTACCCTCGATTGAGAAGTCTCCGGAGTTGTGAGTTTTTGCCTGAACAGAACCATCTGTCACAAATGCTATTTCATCATTTCCAACAGATGAATGATAGCCACCACCTGAGTTCTATGTATGTGGAGTTTCCACCCTTTTCGTTCTGTGCTTCCACTATATTTGTGTACACTGCTGGAGCACCTATCCCCGTCCCAGCGTCAGTTGACGCTGAACCCGAAATTCCATTAACATCAACTTGTGATGGTGATATATTTGATGAATTTATGGCAGAGCGTGCTTCCGAGTCTGTATATTTCGACATTGAAACATCACTGTATGATATATTCGAAAGATGGACCCCATCAAGTGTATCTGCGTCTAGTCCGGAGCCAGAGCCTTGTTGAACTCTTGACTGCGGGATATGAGAGTTTGAAGTGTCCCAAATTGTTGTTCCCGAATCAATAACATCTCCACCGACAATCAAGTCACTGGTGACATTGATAATTCCGCTCACATCAAGGGAGTAGTTCGGGGATTGATTATTGATTCCTACATTATTACTCTGGTCCATGTATAAGGTAGTACTGGAAGTACTACCTGCCCAGAATCTAACGGGAACTGAATTATACCGGAGTGTATAGTGACTTAGCGACCCTCCAGTAGAATCGGAGAATTTTATTGTGTCAGTTGTTCCAGTTTTATTAAAGTCTAGCGTTCCCTGCATTGAGTCACTTGAATCAGACCGGAGGAACTGACTCGAATCAAGCCCATCAAGTGTATCGGCATCTCCAGCAAGGGAAGCAGTCGCACTCAGTTGCTCAATTTCAAGGATGGACTCCTCAGAGCGTAGTGTGACAGTTCCCCCATCACCCATTTCAGTAGTTTGAACCTTGAGTGTGTCACCGGAACTGACTTCGATAGTCCGCATGACCATGTTCGAAGCTTCATTGTGTCCGGAGTTAGCTCGAATATACCCACTCAGACCAAATGTCTTCTTTCGTGTTCCATTTACATTGAGCTTGATACCGGGGTTAACTCTTGTGCCCGATGAATCATAGGCCAGAGAGACAGTCACACGGTAGGTTCCAGCCTCATTGAATGTGATGGTACCCGGAGAATTTGCTGAGTCGTGAGAGTACCCACCATCGAGTGTATATTCGACGTTCCACGGAATTGTTACCCATGAAGTGGTGTTAATGTCCGTGGATGTATCAGATGACGATAGTTGGGCAATATTTTTCGATGTGCTAAGGTCACTAGCCTCGAACCCGTCAACCGTGTCTGCGTCAAGGCCAGACCCAGAGCCTTGAACGACATTGAAGTTATTCGACCCATCTTCAGACAGATTGGAGCCGGCACTCGGTCGGGAGTGGTGGTCATTGCTCGTGACGTTTTGCAGGTCGGTGTGGGACACGTCAGTCTTTGAGAGCGACACATCACTCCACGAGATATTGCCAAGCTCAACACCGTCGAGGGTGTCCGCATCCAGTCCAGAAGACTGAATCGATGAGGAGGGAATGTGACCAGCGGAGGAGTCCCAAATCGTTATATTTTCACTCGCCCCACTGCCGGATTTTATATCAGTCTCGATTCTGAGATTGCCGTCCTTGACTAAGGTTCCTCCGACAGCATCGAGGACGATGCTGTCAGGTCCGGAGCTAGAGGCAATTCCATCGTTTTCCGTTTTGAGGACGAGTGCGGATTTCTCACCAGTCCCATCACCGAAGTAGTCGTCGTGGAACTCGATGAACCCTTGGTCAGAGCCGGAATTATTGTTCGACTGGAACGTAATTCCCGTAACCGACCCACCAGACGAATCTGGCTGGAAGTACAGGTCGTACCCGTTCATCGAGAGACGACTGTCTGCGCCTCCGAGGTCGGAAACACTCACATCTGACTGGGAGAGAGATACGTCACTCCAGTTGATATTCGAAAGCTCAACGCCGTCAAGGGTGTCTGAATCCAATCCAGAGCCGGACCCCTGCTGGACCGCACTCTGTGGAACGTGTCCGGCTGAGGCGTCCCACAGCGTCTGAGAGTTAGTACTATCGGAAAGGTCGTTACCACTAACGTCGAGGGCACTGAGTAGCTCCCCTACGTCGATAGCGCGGAACTCTGCGTCTGTGTCTGAATCTCCAATAAACATAGTTTGTTACTCCTGTGTAAATTACTCTGCAATCGTCACGACAGTACCCGAAGCGTCCTTCACCTTCAAGCCTCCATCGGCCGAGTCAACGAAGACTCGCTTCCCAGTCGATGGGACGGATGGTTCAGAGACTGGCTCAAGTTCGAGGAACTGACTAATATCGACTGAACCGTTAACCGTGAGGCCACCGGACATTGTGTCACCGGATTCATCGACATACTGATTGTCGAGGTCGGATTTCTGGTTCCCATCTAGTTTGTCAGCATCAAGCCCTGAGCCGGAGCCTTGCTGGATTCGGGCCTGTGGGACGTAATTATTCGACTGGTCGTAGATAGTGTTTCCTGAACTGTCTGTGAGGTTAGCAAACACATCGATGGACCCACCCTCGTTAACGACGAGCTTGTCTGTTCCGTTATATCCGTCACGAAGTCGAATTGAGTGAGTTCCATCACCTTGTGTTTGTATATCTAAATTGGTGGCTCCATTTATAGGTCCAGTAACTTGCTTTACTTCATTGATTTTAATATCAACCCCACTGCCTGCAATATTACCATCCATCTCGATATGACTGACGTTGTTAAGGTCGTTCCCGCTCATATCGAGTTTACCGTTCATAGAGCGCCGTCCGTCTCGGTGAAGGTACTGGGTGTGGTCGTCGTCTCCAAGCCCTTGAAGCACGTCGTGAGAAATCGTAGAGCCGAACTGAACCCACGATGAGCTGTTCCACGTCTTGAGCTTGTCAATGTCCTCAATGAACACAGACCAGCCCTCGTTCGCCGCGTTGAAGGTCCAACTGGAGCCATCGTATTCAGCAAGTTCATTGGAGTGACCGCTGAAATCACCAGATGGGCTCGTTCCGACGAGGTACCGGTCTCCGCTGGACGGAGAGGATGGCGGCGTGTTCAGTTCATCGAGCACGGACTCCTTGTATTCGAGGCCCTGAGCAGTGCTGTCAACGTAGTCCTTAGTAGCCAAGTGTGTTTGCTTGCTTGGGTTAGCACCTTCGACTGGATTTGTGAAGCCCCGACGCCCATCCACATGCATATACTGCGTGTGGTGGTCCGTTCCGGTAAGTCCGATTAGACTTCCGTGATTGATGACTGTTTCATCCACGCCAAGAGTGAGCGAGTCGTTGAGTGTGAGTGTGCCACCTCCAGTGAGGGCGTTCCCGGAGTTTACTGTGACCGAGTTGTGTTGAAGTCGTGATTCGGGGATGTGGCCAGCAGATTCATCCCAAATTGTTTCTCCATCTGGTGCTGTCAGGTCACCACCGAGTGTAAGGGGACCGGACATTGTGTCACCAGAATCGTTGACATATCGTGAATCAGATTCACTTGTGTCATAGAAGTTCGTGTTTGTCCATGTTCGAGTTGCTACCCTGTTCCCCTTCTCTGATAGTTGACCGTTTGGTGAGTTTACATTTCCACCGTCGTTAATCCTGAAAACATCGGTACCGGTAGAATTGATAAATTGATAATCTCCATCAGAGACAAAATTTAATTGTTGTCCTGCTCTTCCGTAAGCTGAATTTAGATTAGTTATGCCGTTGGTGTCATTGAAATCTAAGTCACCCGACATGGTGTCTCCTGATTCCATGACATATCGGGAGTCGTCTACATCGATAGTAACTGAGTTCCCGAGAGTAGTCGTCCCAGCAGAAGCTATTCCAGTTCCTGCGTTGATGGTAATATCATTGTGTTGGAGAGCGGACTCAGGGACATGACTATTGTTACTGTCCCAGATTGTCTCCGACGCCGATGTATCTGTAATATCACCTGTGGTCTCTATTGCGTCGAAGTTCGGGGTAACGTACTGCATGTTAGCAGTCGAAATGAGAGCACCCCATCCTTCTTCATTGTTGATGGCTAAACCCCCACCGTTACCGCCAGTGAAGGCTGTGAAATCACTGTAATAGCTTTCATCGAAGTAGACACTTCCGCTTGTTGCGCTGAAGTCAGAACCCTCATTATTGTTAAAGTTCAACCGTCCAACGTGGGTGAGGTGATAGTCACCCATTCCGAGGTTGGAGTCGGCAGTCCCAAGATGAGAGACATTCACCTCTGTCTGGTCGAGTGCTGTATTCGACCAGTCGATGTTAGCTAGCTCCACACCGTCAAGTGTGTCGGCATCAAGACCGGAACCAGAGCCTTCGTTGAGGTCGATGGTGATTGAGCCGCCGAGAGATACACTTCCCCCTCCGGTAAGTTGACTGCCAGTAGAGACAGTTACGGAATCATTTTCGAGACGCTCTTGTGGAACGTGAGTAGCCGACTCATCCCAGATTACCTCACCATCTGTTGCTGAGAGGTCCCCGCCGAGAGTGAGAGGACCATCCAGAGTTCCTCCATCTTTTTGAACGTAGCTATCACTGTCTACGTTTATTGCTATTCGGTTTGCTCCAGTTTTAGTTACAGAAATGTCGCCATCGAAATCTATTTCTTTCGGCGTCGTCTCTACGTGAGCACCTGAATCAAGGAATTGAGCTTGCGCTCCTAAGTATTCCCATGCGTCTCCAGTGTCGTACTGGATTCGACGGTCATTTTTATCGAGGAATAGCCTTCCCTCAGACCGTGGGAACGGCCTGTCACTACCGGTCCCTCTGAGTATGACTTCTTCATCAAGTTTTCTGAACGTCTCGTTCAGTATGTCTCCCCATACGTTTGTATCCTCTGAACTCAGGTCAAACGGTACGGGAATTTCATATTCGTGGTATTCAGTTTTTTGTGGCATCGGTTACACCGTTACGTTGATTGTGGCTGGCTCAGATTTCTCACGAGCTTCGATTGTCAGGTCGTCTTCAATTCTGTACGTCACTTTGAAATTAGTTCCATCGTCGGGTGAATCGCCGCCAACCGACCAATCAATTCCTCCAGACCCAGTTTCTTCGAAATCAGTTCCTTCGACAAAAGTATTAGAAGAGCCGTTCACAAAGCCAGTGACGTTGACAATTCCGTCTGTTTCAATTTCTGTTCCTTTATTCAGTGAATACGTCGATGTTCCACTCTGATATGTGTGGACTTCTTCGTTCACTTCGAGATTAATGTTGTCTATCTTTTCAATATCTTGGTCTGTATTCATCACTCTCTGGACAATCTTATCTCGAATTATATTTCCACCAAGTGGACGGTTTGTGATATACGTTGCAAGAGCGTTCTCGACAGCTAGGGTGTCTATGGACCCTCCTGAAACATTAACAACAATACTCACCTCGAACACGGTCGGTCTGACAAGATTATGTTGAACTCCAACAGGTCTGGAGTCGTCTATCTCTTCCTGTACAGCAGAGTCCTCACCTCCTTCTACAACAACATCAACGTAAGTCGGGCTGGCGTCGGTAAACTCATCAACAGAGACCGAGGAGACCCCTTCGACGTTCGATTCAACGGCTCCCTCAAGCCCCTTTTTAGTCCCACCACCTGACTTTTCGAAGATGGCGCTCTTGATGGACTTTCGAAGTTGTTCATCCGACTCAACTCCACTGCCACCAGATGTAGCATTTGGATTGGTGACAGATTGGACCCCACTCGGTGGTGAGGGCATGTATGTGATGGTGTTTGAACCGACGTTGAAATCCTCACCAACGGAGCCCGCTTGAATCGGTGCAGTTACCGTAGTCTCTCCAGAATCTGGACTTACTTTCTCAGTAGTATAAAATGCAAGGTACGAACCTAGTGCATCGGGATTTGTTCCAAACTCTGCCCCCTCTGGGATTGTTACGGTGTCTGCTGTAGTAGTAATCTCGACCTCCCCAGTGGCATACTCTCCAGTGTTCCGTGTCACACCAACTTCTTTACCCAGTTCGTCAAGATGTTGGCTCGACATATACTGGTTAATCTCTTCAGGCTCAACACCCTCTATCCCAAGAGCATCCAAATCCTCCTGTGTTAACTCTTTACCAGCATAGTCAACCCAGCCACTTAGTTGAACGGCTGTAGCGGCCACTTCCTGTTTGTGTAACGCTTGAGAGAAGGCTTGCGTCCACACGTAATTAAACGTGTTCTCGGCAAAGTTGGTGAGTTTAGAAATTCTATTCGTCAATCCACTTTTGAGGGAGTTATATACCTCTTCGCGGGTCCGTGGGTCAAGTGCCATTTATGTTTGCACCTCAATAATAAGGTCGTGGTTACTTCGGTCGTCTGCGACAACCTCTACTTCAACAACGATTGAATCTGTAATTGAGGGGTTAGGACGAGCAGTAACGTTGAGTATTCGTTGTACTCTTTCTTCCTGTCGAAGAATGCGTTTGACTGCTGTTTCAATCGACTTGAGTGTATTTGCCTCTTTCCGGGGCTCGATTGTCTCTCCAAGATGCTTGTCGAAATAAACTGCCGTAATCATCGCAAGGTCTTTTTCAAGTTCACTTCTTCCGGAAACTGTCGCAATGTCACCGGTCGGAGAAACTTCGAGGTCCCAATCTTCAGTAAGTTTGATTCCAGCGCCTAGTTTGTCTGACATGTAGTATCACTCCACTACGGTAACGTCGTAGCTCAGATTGTCCGACCCACTTGGTGGAGCGGACGAGTATGTTATTTCGACAGTGCTGTCGGTTTTGTTGGAAACCCAAAAGTCTCCAGCCGCGGCACTGTTTGTTGCCTGTACGTGAGCGGTGCTTGGAACGGTCTCAAGTGAGTGGTTGAGTTCGAACGGGCCAGTTGTACCATCACCTGAGACTGTCGCACCTGAGTTTGTAGCAGACTGATTATAGCCGGTCAGGTTGACTTGCCCGCTCTGGTTGAGTTCGATTTTGGAATTTGGATTGCCGGTATCAGAAGATTTATGTGTAATCCGTGCCCACTCACCGTTCGGCTCCATCTCGAAATATAAATCCCCCTTTCTGAGTCGGTACATACCAGCTTCTCCAACAGGGGCCCTGTCCTCATCGTTGTGCATGAATCCAACAACAACTGGAGCCTCGGATTCTCCGTCAAGGAAGTCCACTAACACAGTGTCGCCTACCTCGGGAACCGAAATAGCCCCCATGAAGGGGTTGTTGGCCACGGGGACACCCCGTCTGGTCTTATCCGAGTCCCGGAGCTTGACGTTGGCCTCGAAGTTTGAGCCGTCGTCGGGTTCTGTGTGCTCGAAGACTTTTGTAATCTCACCGAACTCCGGCTGGGCCGTGTTCTCTTTGATGAGACGGACTATGTGGCCCTCTTCAGTGGGTTCAAACTCTTTCATTCGTATGCACCGTATTCAATCGCTTCATCGCCAGAATCGATGAGACCGCCAACCTCGATACGTGTCTCAAATCCGTTAGAGGTATCGAGAGTGTGTTTGACTCCTTGAACAAGGTATTGCTCACTGCCCATGTAATCAGGCATCTCGATTATGTCAAACGGCTCAATATTTGCCCAGCCAACTATCTTGACGTATCCTTGCATTGTCTGTGTGACGAGCTTCGTGATGATTGCGTTCGCAATCGCTTGAGCTTCCTTTTTAGACATAATCGATTTATCCCGGTAAACGAAAGTCGGCTCTACAAGTTCTCCTTTCTGAACCTCATATACGTCACGCTGATTCTGTGTGAGGTCTTCTTGTTCGTTAAAGTCGTCTCCTTCTTCTTGTTTAATCTTCTCTCTTTGACGGGCTATTTTGACGTTCTTGATAGACCGGGCAACAGTAGTCGGTGTCTTCTCCATCAATGATGACTTGTCTATGGAGTTAGTAGAAGCTCCACCACCACCGATAACCTTTACTGATTGGTATGGCGGTGTAGTCTTTCCTGCGGATGCATCCTTCACATAGGATAGCTTATAAATCTCAGTTTTTGGTTCACCGAAGTGAAATGTGCCACTCCCATCAAACCACCAGACTGAGTTTGTATGCTCTGACAGTTTTTCCAAAACTGACATTGCGGGAGCTTCAGTCGCTTCAAATCTGACGGGTGTCTCGTATGAATATCCCTCCTTTAGGCTTTTTCTTTCAGTTCCAATCTCGGTATTCTCACCAATAGAAATTTCGTAATCTTTTATTCCAACTTTATCTACAATTTTTCCTTCGAGAATACTCGTCGGGAAGTAGAACTTTTCTTCCGTTCCTATGTTTATGTGCGTTGTTTTGAGTTTTCGAACCGCGTTGAAGCACTTGAGTTCAAATGTAGCGTTTTCTTTCGGTGTGACCTCACCCACGTATCCCGAATACGTTGGAACGCCATTGATGGCTATATCTATCTGGTCGTTGAACTCTGGGGTGTAGTAGTCTGTCTGCTTGGGAACGACTGTTGCTGTCGCAATATCGACTCGGTTAAACTTTGTATTTTCAGTTTCGAGACCAGTTAGTTCGTACTTCTTTGTTGCACCAGTATCCTTTTTGAGAAGGAGGTCTGCTTTAACATCCTGCGTGACAAACTTTCCTTTTTGCTCAGGCCCTCTTTGTATCTTTGTTCCCATAGTAAATCACATCTCGGAAAGGTCAAGCTGTCCGTCTCCGTCTTGGTCAATGAAGTCAACCGTTCCCATGTCGAGAATATCTTCTATGTCAAATTCGTCAGCGTTCATCGATTCGGTTATTTCAACACACTCGATGGTGAACGAGTAAATCCAGTCCGAGTCGAGGTCCATTCCACCGCCCTCGGAAATTGGATTCGTAGAAGTTGAAGCGACATGAACGACTCCTGACCATCGGTTACTGACCAGTTCGACCACTTCATGGTATACAAGTTCGTCTACATCATTTGCCTCTTCGGCAGTGCAAATTCCCTCGACAGATATTTCATCTGGCTTTTCGCCCAATTTTTGTCTGACTGTTACGTCACCGAACACATCGTGCTCAGCGAAGTTTGCTTGGGTTTTTACCGAAATGCTTGGCTTTTTATATTTAAACCCGGCAACTTTTTGGCCGTCTTGGTCACCTCCGACGTGTTTGAATTTAACGTCAGGTCTGTTATCTTGGAAGGTCGAGTTAGAGTTGTCTATCGAGTTATCTTTATGATTTCTTGTTGGAGAATCTCCTGCTACTCCAGAATCATCATCTACACCATTAGCGTGATAATTTCTTCCTTGCGCGTCAGCTTCGGGTGAGCTTCTGGCTGTGCTTGTACTGTTATCTTCATAATTTCTCCCGTGTGCCCCTTGGTGTTGTTGTGACCGCCGGGCTTGTATCATTTCTCGTTCAGAGCCATCTATAGACCCATCGTCATTTGGGTCGTCTTCTCTGTCAAAGTCTCCACCGTCGTCAGAGTCTAGTTCTCGAAAATCGTCAGCCATTTTTACCCGATGTGACCTCCTTCAAGCCGCTTGTTTCGATTCGCTTGGCGTAGTGCGTCTTTGACAAGGCCCTTCACGCGAGCCTTCTCCTCGGGGAGCATGTTGAAGTCCCCAAAGTTATATTCGTTTCTCGTGATGTTGTTATTAACTGTTTTGTGACCGCCGGTCATCATAGACTCAGCCTTTTTGCCGACCTTCTCAGCGTTTCCTTTTACTTTACCAAATGAGGTCTTGGCACCGGAGAGTTGGTTGTTTGGTCCTTCTCCACTGCCAGCAGACCACTGGTCAAGTGTCGGTATATTGACTCCGGGAACCTTGTTTATCTGTTTGATTAGTTTATTAATCCCTGAAATTGCGCTGTTGACGACAGCCTCGAACCCGGTTACCATTCCGTCGAATATTCCTTCAATGACTTGACCGAGGCGTTCGAATCCATCCATCAGGATGCTCACACCCTTTGTGATATACCCGATTACTTTCTGGACCATCGGGAGCTTGAGGAACCACTCCCAAAGTAGACTCACAACGCTAACGACTTGCTCAACTGCGACAGCAAGTATTTTGAACGGTGTGATGATAGCGGTGTATATCACATCACCAACGAAGCTGAAGAGTCCACCAAATACGTCCATCAGGACGCTGAATCCATCAACCAGAAGCCATGCTAAATCAGCAATAAAGCTAAAGATGGCTCCGCTGACTGAACCTTCCTCGGAAACGAGGCCCAGAGATTTGGCAACCATATTTAATCCGTCCATGATAGCGAAGACGGGTGAAAGTATCATATTGAGAAGGTCTATTGTCATGTTCCAGACAGCGACACCCTGCTTCATCCACATATTGAAGAGATTGACAAGAACCCCTTTGAGCATATTGAACGCGTTTCCGAGGCCCGCTGAGGCACCTGCCATATTTCCAAGAACGCCAGCTAACACAGCGCCGACTCCCACTATTGCAGTCAGGGCTACCACAATCTGGGTCCATCCAATAGTTGACAGAGCGGCTGAGAGCATCAGTGTAGCCGCAGTTGCAACTCCTTCTGCGGAAGCCAATCCGAGGAAGGTGGTTGCCATTCCAGCCACAGATGAAATTACAGGCACTCCTGTAAGTGCGACGCTAGCCAGAGATGCTCTGAGAGACTTTGTGTTGAGGTCAGCGATTGAAGTAGTGGTTATGAATGTCCACATGGAGCCTAGAGCCGACCATATTGAGCCAGTCAATGTACCGTATGCTCCTGCAAGAGTAGTGACCGCTGTAGAGTTCGCAACTGTTGTCCAGATTGAATTAAGCTGGGCAGTGACGAACTTCCAGACGGACATTACGGCACCCATTATCGTCTTCCGAGCTTGTCCGAAGGCGCTCATTCCCATCGAGCCAAAGTCCATCATAGTGGTTTTAGCCGTGTCTAATGCAGTCACGACTGAGGACTTGATGACCCCACCGAGTCGCATGAATCCGCTTTCTATTCCCTCGAAAGCTCGCTGGGCAACATCGTCCAAATTGGTCATGAGAGCACCAATTCGGCTAGTATTGGCAGAGTTCTCGAAGAGTTCAGTAATCGGACTTGTCAGGCTCGCCAAAGAGACACTATTCCAGCCTTGAGCGACCTTTTTCTTCATTTTGGAACCCACACTTGTGAATTGACCTGTGTCGAGGTCACGAATGCCGTGACTTTCGAACGAAAGGTCAAGGGCACTTCCGAGTGTGGAGTTCATGGCGGGCCTAATCGCCCGGCTAAACGCGTCGCTGAACGTGCCGAGGCGCTCAGTCGCGCCGTCTACAGCAGTGCCGATTACATTGCTGAATGCGTCGTCAATCTTCTCTGCTCGCTCCAGTGCGGAGAACTCATCTTGCCATTCGATAAACTCACCCATCTTTGACGAAGCTTGGCCAAGTGAGGCCACCGCCATTTTGCCAAAGTTCAGGAAGTTCCCTCCGAGGCCTCTCACACTGACTCCGAGTTGTTTTATATTTGCTCCAAGGGTTTTGGCACGATTTCCAAGAGCACTAAACCCTTCACGGAGACGAATAACACCGTTACTAACGGTACTTTTTACACTCTCTCGTAGCCGCTTGAGACGCATCTGTGCGGCCTCAAGTCCGTCTATCCTACCGACTTCCGGAGAGTCTCGACCAATCCGTGGTCCGCCAAGGGCAACGTCGCGTTTTATTGCATCTCTGGGGTCCACTGAGTTGATGGTGGGTGTAAACGGAGGAATTGACGTGAACGCAGAGTGAACTGCTTTTGGCATCTGACGAATCTGCGTAATAGCCATGCCAACTCCGCTTCTTACGGAGCTAACCAGCGCATTCTTGAAGCTCGAAACTCTCTTGTCTATTTTAAGAGAAGCTCGAAGGCGGTCAGTGAACTTTGTTAGATTACGTTCGGAATTATCCAAAGCATCTTCAAGACCGCTGAAGCGGTCCATGTCAGTAAGCTCAGATTTGAGCTTCTCGTGTACGTTATCCGCAAGGATTGGAAGGACCCCCATCTTGTCGGCCAGCGTTGCAACCCCAATTGCAATGTTGGAGAATCCAAACTTGGTAAACAATGTGTACATGTTACCAAGAATACCACTTGCCGCCGCCATCGACTCATAGAGTCGAGAGAAGTTCGTGGCGAGTGTCGCACCGAGGCCGATGACTTTATCCATCCCTTTTCCGAGGGCGATGAAGCCCGCCGCAAGTGCGATGAGTTCAGACGGGAAGGAGTTAAGTAGTTCAACAACACCCGTCATCATGTTCAGAATGCCACCAATAACAGGCAGTATTCCCGAGAGCGCAGAGACTCCAATCTTACCGAACTCCGAGAACATGTCGATAAGAGTTTGAACGAACGGTCCAAGAGCCTGTATCATCCGCTGGCCTTCTTCTCGGAAATACGCAAGGGCACCCGGAAGAGCATTCATGAACCAGTCAAAGATAGCAATCAGTTCTGGGCCAAGCTCGTTGAACATCATTCCTATCTGCTCAACCACATCAGGGAAGCTGTCCCAGAACGATTGGCTCATCGACTCACCGAGCGACTGAATTACGTCCTGCCACTCCGCAATAGACTTAGCGACGTAATTAACGACTGTCGCAAGCCCGGTCACGAAGTTTTTGAACATCTCCAGTGACTGCTGGTTCTGGAGCGGCTCAAAAGCCTGTTTGAAAAGTTTCGCAACATTTGACATGACCTCTTGCATTGCCTCCATCGTGGATTTAATATCCTCCGATGTTGAGGCAATATCCTCAGCCATGACAAGAGCCCCACCAGCGAAGATGGAACCAAACGCTATACCTGCGGCTATTGCCGCGGAAGCGAGAGCCATGAGTGCACTGGTAAGTGCAACTGTGATAGGTATAAGTTGAGCGAGGTTAGCGAAAAGATTCTCAAGTGCGAAATTGAACGGACCAAGGTTGAACGATGTGGCCAATGCTCCTGCGCTCAGTCCTTGGAGTGCACCAGTGAGGTCTCGAACCTCATCCTCAGTATCGTCAACAGTTTCCTTGAAACCTCTAAGAATTTTGTCAAGGGCCGCTGTGCTTGGCATCACACCAGCTTCAGCGACTGCCACACCGTTGAGGGCCATCGAAAGCTCTTCAGCCTGC